TTAACCTAATAGATCAGTCAGCCTATACGCAGCATTTGGTAATACTGTCTCTAATCCGAGGAAGTCCGCTATGATATAACCATCATAGAATGCTGTATCTGAACTATATTCAGATATCCATTCTGGACCATCGAACAGCACGAATGCTGGTGCGGTTGGATCGATCAGATATGCTTCTCCATCAGGTAGTTCCTGATCAAGTCTTATATCAAAACCAGCTATGGTTCCTAACTGACCGTCTGCTGTAGCACCTCTTTCGAGCCTGTCAAGTATGTCATCGTTGGATACTAACGCGGAATAAACACCCGGTTCCATCCACAATTGTGTTGGTTCATATCCATTTTCACGTACAGTGGTTGCAGCTGTCATTATGTCGTCGAACGGATCATTGGATGCTGACCAATCGCTGCCGCTATTACTGTCTAATGCGCTAAACTCATCAGCGATCTCTGCATTCTCCATTCTACCGATCTCTTGACCTGCATCTTGTACATGCATCGACAATATATCTTGTTTAGCTTCCATCTGTGCTTCTCTGGACAATGCTATGTGTACGACATTCTTGTGTAACTTGGATGAAATGTGACTATAAGCTTGACTTGAGATCTCAGCCTCTTCTAATTCAGGCACATCTTGCTGACCAGATACTCTCTGGGTTACAAGTGGAATCTCAATATTTAATGCTTCACCCGTACCAATTACTCTACAAGCCTCTCTTAAATTATATGATGCTCTCACTTCTCTATAGACTTCTTCCAGTATTACTTCAGCCTTCATCGGATCTGACAAATCGTCTCTAACAACTAGTTTACCCATTCATATCACCTCTAGACTAGATAAATTTGCACTTCTTCAGCGTCGCTTGCTGTGGCTTCAACAACAAATGCATTTGGAGTTGTTGTTCCACCTTCTTCTACTTCACCACTAGTCAAATCAACTTCTGTACCATCTACTGTAGCAGTTCCTGTTGCCTTTGCAACGGATACAACACCTGATCTGATAATCGCGAACGAAGATGCAGAATCTGCATCCGCATTTGCAACACCAATTGGCTGACCACTATAACTGCCGTCAGCGGGTATCCATCCGTCTCCACCGTTATATACGATATCACCTGCGGTTATTGAAGCGTTTGCTGTGCCGCTTTTAACCCAAAGGCTGAATTCGTAATCTATATCTCCTGCAGACATATTTATTCACCTTTAATTTTATATTCTCCATTTGCTGGAGATTATTCTCTATCACCGAAAAGCTCTTTTCTTAGAGCTTCTTTCTTTTCATCACTGTTTTTATGTTCTTCCTCTTCCACATTCTCTTTAACTTTCGGTTGTGGTTCGGAAAGCTTTTCACTAACTTCTTTTAAGTCCTGTAGTATCGCCTTTAATGCATCTTTTGGCATCTCTGTTAATTCACTCAATTTTTGTTCACAATCACAATCTTCATCTACGAGACCTTTCTTTTCACGAATTTCCATTATGTCTTCAGCAAGTTGTCTTTTCTCAGACTTCTCTTTCTGCTCAAGCATCTCTTCGTATTCATCGACTTTGTCTTGTAATTCCTGCTTTTCCTGTTCTAACTGTTCCACTTTTTCTTCGTAATCACTAACGGAGTTTTCGTACTCCTCGACTTTCTCTGACAATTGTTCGTTTTCTAATTTCAGTTCTTCGCTTTTCTGTGTCATCTTTTTGACCTCCTCTTTCATCTCAGAAAGCTCTTGATCTTGTGAATCTTCGGACATATTTTGATCCTCCTCAGTAACTTCTTCATCTTCTTCAGTCATTTGCATACCTCCTTCAGTTTGAGGGTAACCCTCGTATCCTTTCGGAGCAAGTACTACGTACTCTAGTTCTCCTGCCTCTACCTTCATCGGTTCTTCACCATCCGGCATAGGGTAAGAATCTTGCATGAATAAAGGAGTCAGTAAACTTTCAACACTAGACTCCTTTACCCCCAACTTCTCTGCAAGCCCTTGAACTTCACTTGAAATATCACCGTCTTGCATGGTATCATCAGATTCATAACCCTTTGAAATAAGGACTACAGAATCGAGTTCACTGGCACTCACTTTCATCGGTTTGTTTTCTTCAGGAAGGGGGTACTCGGCGAGGGATTGTCCCATGTAGTTCACCTATTTAAACCTATCGGTGTCCTACTATTTAAATGTTATGGGGAGGGTAGGACATTAGTCCGCGAATGTGTCCAAAACATTTAAATAGAACAACAGGTATATAAAACATACACACAACACCAAAAGGGAGGATGGGTTTCTTCTCCGTCCTCCTAAACTGCGAGATATTCTGACGGCTACTTAGCTATAGTGACCCTGCCGGTTAGCATTTCGGTAATTTTGCGCTAGTATGGAGAAAGGGAAAAGAACCCCTAACTCCTTGGTGGTGTTGCACTAATACTTATGTGATAGGATGTATAAAAAGTTTTTGGGTTTATGCATTTTTGTTCAATGTCTCAACGACTTTTTTGATCGTCCATTTTGATACGGTTCGATCGCTATTTCTCGATCTTAATTGAACTATTCTTAACATGCCTTCTTTATCCAGGTGGTCTTTGTTGCGGAACATATTCATCGCCTGCTGCCACCATTTAGGCGGATCGAAGAATCTCGTTATCATGTCGCAATTAGTTATGCCTTGGATTCTGACGCCATCGTTGTTGACTGTTGCGTTAATACCGTAATTTAGTAGTTCGTATTTGATCTGTCTCGCTTTATGATTTGATGTGTGGATTTCAACCCAAGGTCTTGCTCTTAACCCTAGCTTAGACCGCGTTTTTTTCTCTATCGAGACACCGCAGATCGCGTCTTTAAATTTGTGTTCCAGATCCATTTATATCACGATACATAACAGGTCTTACATGCAGGGACTCTTACTAGTACCGCAGATTTAAGATCTGTTATTTCTTTTATTATGTTTCTTACGTTGTCACTATATGCAGTTGCTTCGATAGACCACCCAGGATCTTCTAACGATTGTGCACGTTCGATCGCTTCTTTGTTATCGATTATTGCTTCGATATGCCAACCTTTTTTGTGGTCATCCCACTGATAGTTTATCACTTCACCTGCGTCAGTGATTTTATCTTCGTGGTCAGGTCCAACTTCTATTTTAAGATTTTCGATAGCTTCTTCACCGACTTCTTTTACTACGTCCCCGGGCCAGAAATATCCGTTCCAGACACCTTCACCCAATATACACCCTTCTATTTTCATGTTACCTGTTGGTAACATTTCCATGAGTTCTATTTCAACAGGTGTATCGCAGCTGAGTTCATGTTGTTGTAGTTCACTGTGTTGTTCCTGCTTTTTCATAACCCAAAGATTAGTATTTTCATCTTCTCTTTCTAGTACCCATGTGTCGGTCAGATTTTCTCCGTTGATACTAAATACTTTTTTGGTTTCCGTGTCTATTTCGACGTTGATTGTACCCTCATCAAGTCTTTCAACCCAACATGACGTATCCTTCGTTGGATTTCCAGGTGTACCTGGTTCAATATATTCAGGTCCATTAGAACCCTTTTTCTCAAAGTCGTTTGTGTATGGTTCGCGTATTGCGGTACCCATCTCATTTGATTCTAATGGATTGCTATCAAGTACTATTTGTTTACCGTTATAAAATAAGTCCCAATGTTCTTTAGACGGACCCCATTTAACAACAAATTGACCTTTCCACCAATGTTTCAATAGATAGAAATTATCGGTTTGTTCATGTCGGCCTTCACCAGGTCTTTCAAGTCTTCTCATTTGTCCTCCACATTCGGGACACTTTATATCTTTACAATGTTCTTCAGATTCTACAATATGTCCACATTCTAGACATTCACAAACATATTCATCTTGCATTTCACGCCAAGGTGGATCTTCGTCCATCTGTGAATAGTGCGTTTCTAAGTGGTCTCTTACATCTGCCAACTGACTATCAGATATATCTATACCACCTCGAGCGCCTTCAACAGCAGCTGCCGCAGCATACACACCTTGTTTGGATGTCCTAAGTTCCCCGTTTACTACTTTGTGGTGTGGTAGTTTATAAGAGGTGAAATTTTCTGGTTCGTTATCATTATACCATCCGAATCCGTATTTGTAATCATCCCAATCAATAGTTTCTTTATCACCGGATCCGTCGTTACTTGCCCATTGTCTTAAGTTATCAACTGCATTATCTCCATCCCACGATTCGTCGTCTAGCATATCTGGTGTATGGGTAGGAACTGCTTTATTTTTAAAAATTTTATCTTGTGTATTTTTCATTTTATTACCTTCATTATTTGAAGCCGGTTCAAATGTTCCGTTATGGTTTCTACACCAATTGTGTGCTTCATTCTCCGTGAATTTATCCGTCTTAAATCTAACAGCTTGGAGTTCAGCGGTATCACCATTTATACCGTATATTGCATCGGCTTTTTTACCACCAACTTCGATATCATTATTAACTCTTCTAAACTGATTATATTTATCAGGGTTTTGTAACCTACACGCATGTTCATTTTCATAAGGCATATCAATCACATCATCATCATCAATAATTCCGCCAAGGCAACAACCAGTACCATCATGCCGCCGTTTATCAATAACATTTTTATTATCAAGGATTTTTGCAATCCTTCATACATTTCAGGTTTAGTTGTCATGCTTTCTTTAGATTCATAGAAGTCTCTGGCAGGACAGTTAGCAATGTGTTCTCGTAATGAAGCAGATTCTCTTGCGGGATCATTGAAGTATCCTAAAATCTGGTTAACACGGTCATTTAAATCGCCTTGTTTTTCTTCAATATTCTCTACTTTAGTTTCAAGTTTACCTAAAGATACCTCCACTTTTGAGAGGGAACCATTACTTGTTTCTCTTTCATCAATCAATTTGTTTAGCTTTTCTAGCAGTTGTCTCATTTCCTTATCATTCATCATATCAGCCGTATTCTCGCCTCAGTAGATTGGCCCATTGTTCTCCTACGGTGTTCCAATTGCAGTTCATTTTTGCCCATTTACGCATTTTTCGACCATGAAGTTTACGCTTCTTTTCATCTTCGTAATAGATCTCTAATGCTCTAGCAATATCGTCTGTACTTGGGATTTTCTGTTTGCTATTCGTTCTTTGCATCCAAATATCAGCATGTGGTTTTACTTTTAGTCCTCTACCATCATCTACTAGCTCTGGAGGTGCACTAAATTTTGTAACTATGGACGGTGTTTTGCAGGCACCCGCTTCACAAATTGGAATTCCGAAACTATCTCCCATTGTTGTTGCTAAATGCACATCCATGTTTGCGTATAATGCAGCTAGTTGGTCAACTGGTAATTTGTTTTTATCTGGATTTCTAAATACAATTTGATCGTTAGTAACATCATAATCTGCTAATAAATTTTCTACGATAGTTGGCAGATGATGCCCGTCTTGTCTATATAATTGGCTATTAACATATATTTTAGCTTTTTCGTCTATTTTTTCCGCGAATTTACAAAATGCTTCTAAATTATTCGGTATCATTTCTCTCAATGTGTTTGTACCGATTATACCAACCAAGAAATCGGCACTATCGACGAATTTTTGGTAGTTATCGTCTAAACCTGACTTATCTGGAGTAAATATGTCTAGATCAACACCATGATATATTGGATCAAACATATTATCCGAATCATAATATTTTTCCATTTGGCTTTTACCCCAATTCGTCATAGGTACAAATCCTTTTGTGTTTTCAAATCCATCTATTGCCTGTAAGGATCTTGGTGGTGGTGTCTGGTCTATTATCGACCAATGAATCATATCACCTTTAACCTTCTCTAATTGATCCGGTATCATCCATTGATCCATATGTGTGACGGTAACATCATAATTAGTTGATCTGTTTATTAGACCTTTATCGAATATTCCACCGCTTCCGCCGTACATTTTTACGGTTTGCCCGTTTATTTCCTCTTCTGTATCTCCATGTAGTTGACCCGAAAAACAATCTACATCAACGTCAATATCTCTTTTTGTTAGCTCATTAATTACGCCTTTAGTCTGAGTTCCATAACCGGACGCAACGAAGGGCGCTACTGAATACCATAAAATTTTCATCCTATCACTTTTATATATTTTTTTGACTATTTAAATGTTTTGGACGATTTATCCATTTTTGAGCTGTTTCCACATCTGTAGACCTTTTTTACCAGTTGTATAGAGTAAACTTACATAGAAACCGTTCGTTAGGTATTCTGGTAGTTCGTATCCTAATGCAAACAGTGCTACTGTACTCATCACCAGGAACAATACCACGAAATCATCGGTAAACCACATTAAACCATGGTCATCTTTCTTTTTTATCTTCTTCATAATATCCACCTAAACCTTTATATATAATAAGTATGTTTTTTATACTATTTAATATTAATTGAATAACCCACACCCCATAAAGCACCAATACATTAATAATTGTATGTTATAGTTTCTACAAGATGGCCGTCCGCACTACTATGCTTTTTGATTATTATTTTGTTATCAGTATATGTGTAGTCACCGTAAAAACCGTACATATCTATTCTATCTCGCATACCATATATTATTATATCGAGACTTTTTCTAGTTATTTCACCTGTATCTTCATCTTTTACTTCAGTTAATAATATATTTACATCTTCAACATTGTTATTTATTTCTTTAACTGTCATCTACATCATCCTCCAATGTTTTTAAATAATGTCTTGCCAATCTTGCATGTCTATTTTCAATGTTATTTCTTTTCAATTTATCTACTATATTGATAAGGTCTCTTATTGAGTAATTGGACTCTATTAACCTTACGATAGATTTAGCTTCATATTTTAAAGTTTCATCATTTAATGTATTATCATTCCAATTTTTTAATATTATACCATATGATATTGCTAAGTCCTTCATATAATCAGTTATACCAAGATTTAGTACAACATCTAATACCATATTTGTTGTATTTTTTATCTGATTTTCTCTTTTTGAACCTATTACTACTGTTTTTCCGCATTTTATATCCTCTAATGTATTTATCATATATTTTGTTGCATCTCTAATCTTATTAGCATCGCCGTCATTCCAATATTTATTAAGTCCTTTTTGACTTTTCAGTAATTTTAACATAGCTTTCTTCCTTTCCTCAAAGTTCATATTTGTTCCTCCATCCACTCTATTTGTTTTAATATGTTACTGTTAACATATCTTTTTACTTCATCTAACATATTTTCATCCTTAAATTTTTCAATAATACTTTTAATTTTTGCCAATTCTAATCTACATACATTAGGTATCGGTGTATACATATCCCCAGTATATTCATACATCGCACCCAAACATTGACCACTACACATATAATTTATGGGACAATCTTCACAACCAGGATATGTTTTTTGGTCTAATGATTTTGTTCCTATCAATAATTCAGGCTTATCTACAACTAAATCATCAATCTTATCATCATAAACAAAATGGCCTAATTCAAATTCATCGTACGATAAACGGTGGCATATATTAAATGTCAAATCTGACAACCTGACGAATAAAGATGCTTGCATAGAACAACCCATACCTCTTCCTATAGTTGTGAATGGTGTTCTTAATATATTATAACCATCATCAAATATAAACTTTACCAGTTCGTCCTTACCTACTTTATTGATAGTCCAGTCAATCAACCATTTGATGTAGTCTTGAAACTCGTTTATTTGTCCTTTTGTCCATTCTCTATTTCTAACTTCAAGCAAATATATAGAATCGAAAGGTCTATCAGTCTTTTCTAACCAATCCTGAAACCATAACCAATTATCTTTCCAATTTTCTATTTCTTCACTATATATCATAGGGTGGAAATTTATTTTCCATTTTTTGCAAAACTTGAACAATTTTTGATAATCATCATCATCGAATTTTATTGGTGGTCTGTTCTCAGTACAATATTTCCCATCTATTGAAGCAGATAAATATATAGGAACACCTATATTCCTTGATTTTTCTATTAATTCATCTACTTTTTTTGTTATATTTTCACTTTTTATCCATGTAAAATTAGTTGGTATTACAATTTTGGGTGGAACGCTATCCTTATCTTTAAATTTATCTAATATCATATTTAATATTTTAAAATTGATATCATTAACAAATACTTCCCCGCCAAAATAGTCTATCGAAGGATTGTAATCATTTTCGATTAACCAATCTATTAACATTTCCGCATTGTCATATAAATCATCATCATCTACTTCATTATATAATTTATCCCTATGCCTATCAACATAACAATATTTACAATTTAAATTGCATTTATATGATGTTTGTATTTCAATTCTATTATGATTACCATTATCCTCATCAGATTCCCAATAATCCAAGTACATATTTTTGATAAAATTTTTCCCAAGTTCATTATTTTCTTCCTTAAAACTCATTATTATCACCAACTGTTTTTAATAATTCTTGAAATGCTCCATTTGCCCATAATCTTATCATACTTACTGGCATAAAATGAACCACACCTGTATTTAATAAATTCTCAGCTGGACAACTATGTGATGTGTGTAGAAATAAAGCCAATGTTTCTCTTAACTCAGGATTATCCATATAAATATCATCTGCTTGACCGCATTTGGCTAATTCTATTATTATTGCATTGGTGTGGTTTAATTTTAATTCCAAATAATCGTGATAACTTCTCATGACATATTCAAATCGTAATAAATCATCATCACCAACTATATACTTATCCTTTATCATATTTATAGTACCATCCTCAAATAATGATACATCCCAATTATCATATCTTTTCTGTTGTTTTATACTTTCTATATATTTATTTCTATCTTGATAAAATGTTCTATGACATATATGTATATTGCCATCGTCAAAACCAAAGTTAGAATCTCCGCCCGAGCACGTGAACATAGAAGGATTTCTATCTAGGTCATAAGAATAATTCATTACTCTTTTTAATCTATTAGTATATGCGGTATCATAATTATATTTTCTCATATTTTCAATATATTTAGCAAAAATTTTACCGTCATCACTTGTATATTTACCTGGTACTACTAATGTTGGTGCATATGAACCCTCAGCTATTTCAACATTATCATTTATATCTAATACATATTCTTTCATATCTTTATAAAATGAAAGAAATTTTTCAACCTCGTCTGGGTTGTTTGCCATATCTTCTATATTATCTATTGATATGGTGGGTTTCCACTTCAATGTAAATTTATCCATATTTTTTGCCAACTTTTTTAAATTGTCTTTAATCTTTTGGGTTGCACCATCCATCCTATTTATATCAGTATAATGTCCATCTGCACTAACTTGCCATTTCATATCAATATCATATTCGTTTAACTTATCCTTTAACCTTTTTATTGGTAAGGGATTTAAACATAATGATGTAGAAAATTCTATGGTTTTTATATTTGGGAAAACATTAACTAAATCATCTATTTGGTTTGTAACTATATCTAATATAAGTAATGGTTCTGTTCCCCAAAAGCCTACATGGTGTAAATTTTCAAATTTATCATCTAATTTATCAATCCATTCACCACTCCTAAGTTTATTAACTATATTTTCATGCATATTTTTAGTTTCGTCTGTTTTTGGGATGTAACAGTAATCACAATCTAATGGACACCATCCCGTACTAACAACTTCAACCGCAACTGCTCTTTCATTTAATTTCATAAATATCACAATAATAAACAATCAGTACCTAATACATCAGAATAATCAGTACCTTTAAAACCACTATCCTCAGTACTATTATAACTAGAATCTTCTCCGCTATTATAAGTACTGTCTTCTCCACTATAATAAGAACTTTCTGCATCGCCATCATGTGAACCGTTAACAGTAGTATTATTTGTAGAACAATATCCAGTATCATTACTACTATAGTCACCACTCACATTTGTTCCACAATAACCACTATCATTAGTGTCTTTATCAGATGAAAAATTGGTTAAATTCTCATTAACATTCTCACCAACATTCTCACCTGAATCATAGTCGCTATTGTCTGAAGAATAATTAGTGGCGTTTTCGTTAGAATTCTCGCCTGAATATTCGGTAGCATTTACATCATTATCATAAGTACTATCATGTTCATTACATTTATTATCATCCACTCTATCCACTTCATTCCTTATTTCTACTATATCTGTACTATCAATAGATGCTCCTACACTCACATCTTCGCTCCAAGTTATGCTCATTTATACCACTCCATCAAAACTAACACTATCATCATAACCACTATTCTCATCATTATACTGTGAAGTATATACTGTTTCATCATCACCAGTATCATTCTCACTATAATCAGAACTATCATCAGCACTTAATAATGACCCGTCATATGTATTATTAGCCCCGTCATCTTCACTAGTATTATAGTCTGTGTTATCTCCAGTCTGTACAGCATCATTATATGTAGAATCTTCACCACTATATACCGTTGTATCATGACCACTATCAACACTGTAATCATTATCACTATTATATGTGGCAAACATATTTGTGTCTATATATTCTGTACCGTCTCTCAAATCAGTCATTTGAGCACTCGTAATCGAGTCAGGTGTACCTTCTGTACCTTCAACTGAAAATTCAGACCAACCAAATGATATATCAGAACCATTCCAAGTATAATTATAAAGAGTAACATCATATCCGTTTCCAGAATTATCACTTACTGTACTACCGCTACCTTCTCTAAATCTCCATTGTCCTGTAATACCGCTTTTATAATGGCCTGACATAGCATCTTGAACTTCTGTCTGGTTTAATGCAACATTATCCCAAAAAGTAACACTAGCGATATCACCTTCAAAGTATATGTCGTTTTTACTACCATCAAAAGATGAGGCTTCACTACCATCACCTATAAACCCATAACGTGTAGTTCCACTTCCTATATTACCATCGCCGCTAACATCTAACTTTTCATCTTCCGCTCCATCAACATATATAGTTTTATATGTTCCATCATATACCCATGCTATATGATGCCATCTATTATCTCTTATATCTTGATTGCCCCACATATCATGAGTACCTGCACTTGTATGATGTGTTTGAAAACTAACTACATTTCCTTCACCGTTATTACCACCGACTGCAATACCTGCCGCACATGTAAAATATTCACTCCTGTCAAAATCTAATATAGACCAATCGCCACCATCACTAGGGACTCTAACCCAAGCGGTAACAGTCATAGAAGATATTACACCAGAAGTTGAATAATTAAGTCCAGATATGGCTCCGTAAGTTGAAGTTCCGTTGAATGTTACATACTGATACCAAGAATCCAATACATCCTCAACATGTTGTATGTTATTGTATACTTCGTTCATATCCTCATCGTCTATAGAGGCACCACTACTTACATCTTCACTCCAACTAAAACTCATCAGCAACCCTCGTGTTTTGGAACCATATATGTACCATCTTCTTTTACATTTGTAACTATCAAACTTATACTATCTCCAACTTCGAAAGGTTCATCACATATTGCACATTTTTTCTCTTCAAACGATATATCAGCATAATGAACCGTACCATAAATATTATCAGCATATACATTTGCAAATCTTGTTCCATCCGCTCCTATATCATACGAACTGTCTGAACCTGCATTTATATTCCCAGACATAGTTAAATTACCATTCATAGTGTCTCCACTATTTAAAATAAAATCATCATCAACTTGTAAATTCTCACTACCATCATCTGATAGATGCGAACCTGCAAAATCTGAAACATCAATATCTAAAGTTGTACTACTACCCAAACTTGCACTTCCACCATTTTTTAAGCCATCGCCAGCAGTAACGGTAACACTATCATTTTGTAATCTACCTTGTGGGATATATTGATTAGATGTATCCCATATAATAGTACCGGCATCTTCTAAATCATTTGAATTTAAATCAACATTAACATTAGCTGGACTAACATCATCCATATTTACATCTGTAGTGGACATACTTACATCTGACCAAGTGATGTCCGCTAAATGTACTCCATCTAACAAATCGGCGTTCAATCCACTTCCAGCACCTTCATCTACATTTAATGTTATAGAACCACCGAGTGATACACTTCCACCACCTGTAAGCTGTGTGCCACTATTTATAGTCAAACTATCGTTCTGTAACCTACCTTGTGGTATATACTGGTTTGATGTATCCCAAATGGTAACTGTATCATCTTCTAAATCATTGGAGTTTAAATCTATATTATCGCCGAATAATATGTCATCTCCGCCGCCATCTATAGATGCTACATCATTAATATTATTGTTGTTTAATTCTGTATCAGTATAATGATTTATAGTAACACCGACAGTGAATATTTTTCCGCCTGTTCTACCTACATTAAATTCACCACCGCTATCCATATCAAATCCAATATCACCGTCTTCATTATTGAGGTCTCCTATATCACCCATATCAATACTTACATTATCACTTGACACTTGTAAAGATGTTGGGCTATATATATTATCGTCAAATTGAACGGAATCTCCACCGCCGTCTATAGAGGCTACATCATCTAAATTGCCATCTAATAAATCTATATCACCGTGTGCGAATAAATCACCATAAATCCTTGTGGTTGTTAACTCGGCCATTATATCGTCTCCTTAAATTGTCCTTTTGTATATACAGTTCCTTTACTATCCATACTAACTCTTTCCTTCTCATTTGGATTTGTCATATTATATAATGTTTTTATCTCATCATCAGACAATGCTCTACTATATAGCCTAACATCATCTACTTTGCCTGTATAAGGTTCTCTGTACGACCTAGATGCAGCTATTGTAAATTCAGCACCAGAATTATCAAATGTATTTGAACCAGACCAAGTAGTTGTGTCATTACCTATAAGGTTTCCATTATGATATCTTTTTACACTACCATCAACTAAGTTAACTGATAACGCAATATGATGCCAAGTATTTAATGAAAGTGTAATATCAGTATATGTAGCCGTCGTATCATTCGAGTTTGTATCTAAATATACTTGTAGTGAATAATCATCGTAATCAACTCCTAACTCTAAATTATCATTATAAGAACTCGACGAATGTCCTATAAAACAATTTTGAACAGCATGATTTGTTGATGCACTTTGTACGGCTGTTGGATATAACCAACACATAATACTCATAGTATCATCACTATCAGATAATGCGCCTGAATATGTATCCTGTGGCATCTGTATATATTGATTATTACCATCAAACTCATAACATTGATTCATAACACCATCCGTTAGTGTAGGAGAATTCATTAATGAACCGTCATAACTATTCTTACTATAATCATTTGCATTTCCATTTAATGGCCAATATCCAATCAAATCATCGCCTAATGAACCTATCTCATTTAAACTTTTAATATAATAGTTACCTGTTTTTTTAAGATGTGTATCTAACTGTTCTGAATTATCTTTATATTTAGTGAGATGTAAATTCTTAAATCCTATGGTTTGAGATGAATCATCAGAGCCATTTTTATATATTTCTAATCTATCCATATTTGACCAGTCAGTAGAACTGGGACTTTCCCATGAATGGACAGTAGGTAATATTACATAATTCCACCCAACACTCCAATTACCATCAGGATATATTATAACATCTGAATCAGTATAATAAAAAGTTAAGCCTTCGTCATTATTTATCCTTGTAAATTCAACCCTATCTGGAATTATATCAGTAGTTGTAAGATAAACTAATCCTTCTAACGCTATGTTTCCTAGCGTATCGTCATCTTCAACCCAATCTAAATAATTTAATGTTTCTGGCGGGCTAGCACCTCTTAACCTTGAAACACATTCATAATATTCCTCATCAATTAGTAATTTATCTTGTGATTCTGTAAACATTTGTGAATTTAAGTTACCAACATTATCTATGCTTGCCCTTTGTTCATATAATTCTTGTACTTCAGATTGCGATAAAGCAGTTGCATAAATTCTTATATCGTCTAAATTACCAAAATACTGACCTCCTCTTTCAGCATCTCCGATCCATAAATCATGACTTGAAGAACCAATAGTACCAGACCAGCTGTTATCTGAAATCTCTAAATTACCGTTTGTATAGACTTTCATACCTTCACCATTTTTATAAGTATGAACTACATGATACCAAGTTCCATCTTCTCTAATAGACGCATCTTGACCGCCTAAACTACCACCTGCTAAACCTGAATAAAGATTATCACTCCAACCTTGGCCTATTGCATATCCGTTGCTAACAGCCCATCCAGTTTCGGAAGTTTTTGTAATTGTAGGATGATCTTGGTCACCAGCATCTTTAAATTTTTGCCAGTAGGACACAGATATTTCATCACCAGTTATATCTATAGTATCAGAATGGGGAACAGTAACCATCATATCATCCCCGTCAAAATATAAACATCCATTACCCAATGCACTATCTTCATCCCATATCGGCTCATTACCACTAAATGTACCGTCATTACCATAACCAGACGAATCTTTATATCTAACAGGAGTTAATGAACAATCATCAATATACAAACCAGCATTACCAGTGTGACCTGTTTCTGGGTCTATACAACTATTATTACCGTCACCACCATCTATCTGAAATCTAACTGTTTCCGTACCATCTGGTAAATCCCATGAAAGATTAAACCTACTCCAACCACTACCTTTTTGTAGTTCACCACCCCACAATCCTTTCTTTTCACCTATTTGGTTCATATTAGAATCATAGGCATAAAGATGCAATCTACCATCATCTTCATATACATATTGGTTACCTGAACTACAATCAGTATAACCACCACCTGATGGAATATAAATCCATGCAGATGCGTTTATTTCATCAACACTACCTACTCTTACATCTTGATATACATATGCATTAGGCCAAACACCAGCAGATGAACTACTTGAATCACACACTGCCGTTCCATCCCAATTGTTACCAAATGATTTGCTTCCATCGCTATCAGGTGCAGATCTTAAATCATTAACTTTCCAACAATCTTTTGGATAATTCCAATGTTCTGGATCACCCACACATAAATCGTTACCTTCAAATCCTGCATTTTTTAATAAATTTAAATTATCAAACTTCCAATGTGCTACTTTGGCTCTGCTTAATTCTTTTACTTCTTTAATGCTTAGTTTATGGTCAAAGAATTTAACATCATCAATCATACCAACAAATTCGTTACCAGATATATCACCATCACCTTCTGTATTTCCACCTATAACCCAAGGCCGTGCAGTTTCATCATACGGTTCACTACCACTTCTACAATGTTCGCCGTTAAGATACCAATCATAGTTTACACCATCATCTGTAGTTATAGCTAAATGATACCATTGATTAAGTTCAATGTCATCATATGCACTATCTACATAATCAAGATGATTGGGGTCACTATCTTGGTCTATGTTTGCACATAAGTATTCGGAACAATCTCTGCTCAATATCCTGTTACCTGTTGATCCGCTACTTGTTGTACTTTTAAACCACAAAGACCAGCTATGCTGATAATCATATTTTTGAGCATCTGCGTGTTGTAAGAGTTCCACACCTGTACTTGAGTTATCCGCACTATTATCATAACAAGTACCTATTATTCCATCAGACCAACTAGGGGAACCGTGAACTATTCCATCATATCCATTTCCAGATGAATCGGTTCCATCTCCGTCTAACTTCCACCACGCAACTAAACTCATATATACCTTATCCTATATAATTAAAATCTAAACTATCACTTGAACTATTATAAACTACCTCAAAATTGGTATAATTAGTAGCATTTGAACCCATATCAACATCATCGTCAAAGTCTACACCATTACCCCCGCCATCTATAGATGCTACATCGTTGATGTTATTATTGTTCAGGTCTATATCTGTACTTTGCATAGTTAATGTGGCATTCTCTAATGTTACCCGTTCATCATTGTTTTCCCAAAATTCTAATCTACCATCAGTATCACTATGAATACCTGTATCTGTATCGCCTATTGCTAGGGCAATAGAGGGATTTCCACCATATCCATGATTATCTACATAAATCCTACTATCAGTAATAATCTGGTCGTTGAATTGTACAGCATTCCCACCGCCATCTATTGAGGCCACATCATCTATGTTGTTGTTGTTCATATCAAGGTCGACATTTGCAGGTGATATATCATCCATATTTACATCGGATGTTGATATATTTAAATCACCCCAACTCATATTTCCAGGAAGAACATCAAAGTCTACTTCATTATTGGAATCGTCATATGTAACGTTTATAAAGTCTTGTACGCCTGTTAGTACATCCCAAGAATAGTCTTGTACAGTTTCTTTGGACAATTGAGTATTTGGCGGTTGGTTGTGATGGTCATCGTACAATTGATGTGTTGAACCGTCATCCATAAAGTAGAATCCGTCACTATTATCGTAACCTAATTGATAATCAGAGGTTAAAGTACTGCTTTCTATATTATTAAATTGTATATAATCTACACCATATGTTTCTATTACATTAGCAGCATCACTATCAGTATAGTAATTATGTGAAGCGGTTGAACCATGGTCACCATCATTGTTTATTGCAGATATGGCCTCACTGTCATCATACCTAGTATGATGATCATCTGTACCTATGCCGTTGAGGTCGGCGTGGTCAGCAACAGCCATTTTTTGCCAACTACTACCAGTATCTAACCACAATACGTGTTGGTCGTCAGACCAATAAGTACGTCCGTCTATAGACGCTACTGGTTTATTCCCATCAGTACCATAAAGTTGGGGATATGCCCCCGGATATAACTTTTGGTCTATTTCATCATCGCCGTTTTCGGCATGCGTATTACCATGCTTATCATGATGTCCTGTATCGGATGTTCCCACTACTTTTCACCTATTCTTCTATATTAGCATTTATGTCTTTTGGTTCTAAATCTACATCAGCTTCTTCGGCTTGTTCAGCTTCCTTCGCATCTTTCTCTCTCCTATATTGGATGTATTCGAGTTTTCCGTTTATGTTTATGAGACGATCTCTAACATCTTGCATCTGATCTCTTTTATCATTTATTTCCTGTTGTAGTTGCTGCAATTGATCTTGAAGCTGTTCTCTTCTCTCATTTAATTTTCGCTCGTCTTCAGAGTATGTATCCATACTATCACGTATTTATATACACCATCCCACTATTTAAAGGTTTTGGAATAGTGTTATGCCGCCTCTACCTTATACTGTGTTCCAGCTACATCTATCAAGAGCCAAGTTTGGCTGTTATCACTATCTTGCCAAACTGCTACTGTATCACTTGCTATGTCGGGTTCTGTGGATTGGCTGAAGTAAGGCATCTTTAATGTTCCACTTGAGAAATCAATTGATCCATCAGCCGTTATATCAGTACAATTCGTTATATCGTAGTTACCCATATTTAAGTTTCCACTCATCGAACGGGATCCATCGACTAACAAGTATTGTGTGTGGTCATCACCACCTAATCCGCTTAAGTTCCCATGATCAATGTTACCTTCAGACACTGATAGATCTATAGTGTTTGTTCCGGCATCCGCATTAACTATACCATCATCCGTTATTTGAATGTAGTTATCGCCAGCCGGTGCTACACTTGTACCTGCATTATCTTCAAGCCCCACAAATGCGTCGTGATGATCATTCTCGCTTACACCGGATATGTTATCGTGTGATATCGAGCCTTCATCAACATTTAAGGTGATGCTGTTACCTAAACTTACTGATCCACCACCTGTCAAAAGAGTACCTGAATTTACAGTCACACTGCTGTTTGCGAGTCCCGCATTCGGAATGTTAGGGGCATCTCCGTCGTGGTCGTGTGCGCTGACATCGATACCATCAACGTTACCCACATTAGTTATATTGTTTGTACCCATGTCGAGACTACCGTTCATAGAACGTGTACCGTTTGTTAGTAAGTATTGTGTATGGTCATCGTCTCCTAAACCTGTCAAACTGCCATGATCACTCGTACTAGAAAGTGTTACCCAAGATGAACCATTCCATACATATTGGATATTTTCATCTTCTACCCACGTTGCAAATCCTTCGTTTGGTGTAATGAATTCCCAACTACTTCCATTATATTCTGCTATGTCATCGTCATGTCCTGACCAATCTCCAGAACCACCCGCAGCGACTATATATCGGTCACCATCACTCGGTGTCAAAGTTGATGGGTCTGAAACATCCTTATCTATAACAGAATCCTGCCAATCTATCCCTTGTACTTTACTATCAACATAGTCTTCGGTGGCTATAGTACCGCTAAGACCATCTAGGTACTCGAATTCCGTGTTGTTAACTGTACCATCGGCGATCTGTGTTGCGTCTAAACCTGTCAGTTCGTCTACGTTCCCTTTAAGATGTTCGTTGGAATGTAATTTAGTATGTCCATCTGCCATATATATCACCTAATATTTTAATCTTAATATCTACCATAATACTCACCTTATTTTACAATCTCCTTAAAAATCTTTTTATATTCCTTTTCCCTACCTTTTATACTTTGATGACATTTCTTACATAACGTGATAAGATTATTTATATCTGTAACCAATTTTTTATTATCTATATCCCATAGTTTTCTCATTGGTATAATATGATGAACTTCTAATTTCATATTATTATCACACAATTGACATTTATAATTATCTCTTTTTAGTACTTTTTTTCTAACTTTTTGATACTTATTACTTGATAAAGTTCTTTCTCTCCAAATCTCATAATTATTACTATCAGGTTTCCAATGAGGATTATCTTTACCTGATTTACCATACCACGGAGCATTTTCACCTGATAATGCTTTGGAAATTTTCTGCTTAGTTTCCTCACTACATGTTTTTCCTTTCATAGATTCTGATATCTTATTCTTATGTTTTTTAGATAAATTCTTGCCGTAGAAATGATGGTTTACACCCTTATGTGATTCTGACATTTTCTTTTTAGTTTCTTCGGAATGACTTTTATTATACCAAGGAGCATCTTTACCTAACTTTCCGTACATAGGATTTTTTTCTCCCTTCATAGACTCTGATATTTTTTGTTTAACTTCCTGAGGAAGTTTTTTCCCATACTGGTGATGGTTTACACCCTTATGTGATTCTGACATTTTCTTTTTAGTTTCTTCACTATGTGTTTTACCATACATAGGAGCATTTTCACCTTTGAGTGCTTCCGATAAACTTCTTCTTTTAATATCATATTTGTCCATATAATACATTATTGTTTGTTGTGAAACATTAAATTTATTACCTATTTCTGACATACTCATTTCCTTATCATAATATAACTTCTGCAATACTTTTTTATTTTTATATTGTTCTACCATTATTTTACCTCTATTATCGTTACGCAATCTCTACTTTTCTTTGATCTCCTCCGTGGTTAATGATAAGCCACATTTGGTCGTCATCATTATCATACCAAACTCCCCAAGCTCCAGAGGACAAGCTTGGTTCGCTATTCTGCTCAATAATATTTGGAAATGCTTCTCCTGCAGACCAATCCAACGTTGTGTTTGCTGTGATCGAATCTGCACTCATCGAATTATTAACTGTTATTGTGTTAGTTGTTAAAGCCCCAACACTATTTATATTGTTTCCGTCCATATTTAAGTTTCCACTCATAGTCCTGGTACCATCAACCAGCAAATATTGGGTATGATCATCATCATCAAGCCCCGTAAGGTTTCCATGATCCGATACAGCTTCTATATCTGCCCAAGTTGCTGTTGATCCATCCGTCTTCAAATATTGTCCGGATGTTCCTGATGCTCCTGCTAAATCTGCAGCATCCAACTCATCGGTTCCACCATCATAATGTGTGCTAGCATGTGTTTTAGGCGTTTGTGGGTCGGCTAATTCTCCTGATAACCCACCCACATTCAATTCGTCTGCACCACCATCTTCATGTCTCGTGCTATGGTCAGATACATCTACACCATCTACATTGCCTACATTAGTGATGTTGTTTGTACCCATATCTAAATTTCCACTCATAGCTCTACTACCGTCATGTAACAGGTATTGTAGGTGGTCATCGTCGCCCAATCCACTTAGATTACCGTGGTCTGTAACGGTAGCACCACCAACACCACCGTTCATCCATGGTATCAGTACATCATCAAAGTTAGTTCCGTCTTCTTCAATTATGATTTTAGCGATGAATGTACAGAAGGTACCCAATAAATCGGGCGCATCTGGTATAGTTGCATTCAAAGCATCTGCATATTTATTATAAGAATTTTGTCCATATTGTACATGTAATTTCCCGTCGTGTCCCATATAAACCCAAAATACACCGTAGTCGTTATTTTCGATATTTGCTAGGGTTCCAGTACCATCGTCGTACTGCTGGTTGGATACTTGCGTATTACCAGTAGTCGTCGTCCAACCACCACTACCATCTCTATACCAATATGTGAATGTGTCTGTTCCTGATGTATCTTTAGCGCTTATGTCTATCCTTGTATATCCATAAAATAATAACCCAGCCGTTATTTGTAAATACCTGTTTCCAGTTTCACTCAATGTTAATCCAGTTACTCTTTTTACTTCGTCTTTATAATATGTTGAATATAGACCTTTAGTTGTTATTCCAGCCACTTGTTGTGAAGTATTTATTATGGTTATGTCCGTACCGTTCCTATATACCTTACCGATATATAATTCGTCTTGGAAATTTATACTATCTCTAGATGTAGTTGACGAGATTGTTGGACTACCACCGTTATAATCCAAATAATAATATGTACTATCATCGTCTGTTGGTGTTAAATTTGTTGCACTACTAAAATCTATTTCTAATACTTCAGCAGTCCAACTACTACTTGTTTTAATTTGGGCACTACCACCAGATATATCGATAGTTCCGTCACCATTATCAGTTATCGCCCCGCCTTCATATATGCCGGTTGCAGCGGTATGGTCTAATTTTTGCTGTAAGTTAGTATATGATGCATTAGCAGCATTATTGAGCTTTATATCTGATGCATTAAAGAATTGAGTTTTATTGAAGAATATGATACCATCACTTGCATCACTTCTTATTACTACCCCTACTTTTATCCTGTTATCCAATCCGACCGGTTCTGTATCTGTAACACCGCCAGCAGTATCTGGGCTTAACCACAATTCGTCGCCTAATGTGTAGGATGAAGTATCTAATCCTCTAATTCTACCGTACGTTGTTACATATCCAATTGAGCCGTCGGATATATCGTGTGTTGCCATACCTATGGTTCTATGGGCTTTATTTTTATCATTTGCTTGTGCTAACCCGATAGTAGGATTATCAGAAGAACCATCATTAATATATACTACATCGCCATTATTAATAGTGCTTCCAGTATTATTTTGGACTCTTACATACATTTCTTGACCGACTTGTAATGAAACATCAGTTATTTCAGTATCCGCTTGTAGAGTTTTATCAGTATTATTCCACCTTACTCTACCCTCTTGATGTGATGTTGTTGAAGGAGTTGTATCGAAATCTATTACGCCTACATTATCGAGGTCTTGATAATTGATGTCGAGTTGGGAGGAAGGTGCTGCTAACTCATTCAAGTCCATTGTAGATGCAACAGGACTATGATCTCTAGAATCATGATCAGTCGGTGTGAACGCTGTGTGGTGGTTATCAGGACTTAGTCCTGCCAAATCGCTATGATCTAATTGGGCCGTAACATATTGCGATCCGTTTGCTCTTAATGTATAGCCTGCCGAATATGATACATCTGTAACGTCGTTCAAGTCGGATAAGTTTTGTGGCGCTGTACCGCCGCCAGCTATCGTTACCCATGCACCGCCATCATAAACTTGTAAGGTATCATCATCGGTATCTATATATACTTGCTCAAATTTGGTAGTTCCGGGCGGTACACTCTGATATCTGATGAGGCCATAATGATCATCATGCCAGTGATGCGCATCTGCATCAGTTATATGTGTATTTATGTCCACACCATTATATGCGCTTGCATTAATGATACTATTTTGGTTCATATCGATGGTATCATATATATTCCCACCGCTACGTTTCATCACAAACCCTTCATCTTCATCCGGACTAAATACACCTATTTCATCAATACGCAGATCATCCGTGTATGCTAACGTACCGTCAAACGTGAACTTAAGTTGTATCCAGCCGCTAACCTGCTCGCTAAATTCGCTTTTGTGTATAAATGGTAATTCATCATCATTATTTGTTGTATTATAAAATGTATGCCATGAACCATCATAATACTCTGCTTTTATATCGGAACAATATCTTCCATTCTCAAAATCAAAGTAAATATAATCAATCGACGAACTATCATGATTATTTGAATCAATTGTGATCGTTACTGGTTTTGCTGCATCCCAATCCGTCCATTGCGCAGATTGGCTTTTCGTATCATTAAATATATCGGATGTATTATTTATGTCAGGTACCGGTGATGTATTTACAGTTTCTCTGTCATCAATAAATAATAGTGAATTGTCATAATTATGTATATATGTGTGCTTATCGTTAGTCGTCTCACTTGATAATATCACACCCGCATGATCATCACTTTCAACAGTATCACTGAATTTTAGTGATGGTACCTTTAGGTTACCACTCATACTGTCTCCGGACTCTAACACGAAAGCACTTGCATGGTAACTATCCACCATATCAGAGTTTGTAACAGATATATCAAGTGCTCCGTATGATTCAACAGCATTAATTGCTTCCATATCTGTATATCTAGTATGATGCGCATCAATTTGACTGCCGTTTATTAAGTTATTATGATTGATCTCAGATTCTCTGACTACAAAGTCTACATTATCATTTTGATCATCATAAGTAACGTTTATGAGCGTCTGAGTGCCATCTAATACGTCCCAAGCATAATCTTGTACTGTTTCTTCATTCAGTTGCGTACTATCTATTGTTATTGTGTCAGTACTATCATCATAGTCAACCGTAGTAGCTCCGGTTCCGACCATTATGTTGCCGACGGCATCTTGTGCCTCTTCATCAGTATACTTGCTTTGTGTATTATCAACAACAATAGATGGAACACCATCATTATAAGTCACATCGATGTTTGTACCGCCTGTTACTATAGGTCCTACGGCATCTTGTGCCTCTTCATCACTATATCTTGTGTGATGAGCACTAGAACCGATGTCACCCAAATCAGTGTGACTCAACTGTGAAGTCTCATAATATGATCCTGATGCTCTTAGTACATATCCATCAGTATATCCGATATTTTGTACATCAGAAAGGTCAGAAAGTTGGCCTACAGCTGCTTCTGCTCTCGCGCCGGACCAACTTGTACCATCATATACATAGATCACATCATTCTCTGCGTCCATATATGTCATACCAGCACTAGGTGAACCCGGTGCATTGGATTGCCTTCTCGTTAACCCATATACCTCATCATCTACTGTCTTGTAATGATGATTATGCGCTGTTAGACCTAATAAACTATCATGATGTATGTTTCCTACAGACGCAGATAGGTTAAGTACGCTAGCGCTACCAACGATGCTGATGGTATCATCACCAAGTATTTGTATTCTGTTATCAATTGCAGGATCAACAACAGCACCGTCTTCATCTTCTAATCCTATAAATGCATTATGGTGATCATCAGGTGACACTCCTGATATACTATCATGTGAAATTTTAGATTGATCTATTGAAAATGCTACTGTACTATCAACAGCATCCGCATTAACAATTTCATCATCAGTAAACTGAACCCTATCATCAGGTGCAGGTTGTACCACAACACCTTGATTATCTTCAAGCCCTACAAATGCAACATGATGTTGCTCGGGCTGTACGTTAGTAAGATCAGTATGTCTTAATGTTGAAGTAGCGTACTGTGAACCATCCGCTCTCAACACATACCCTGCATTATAACTAACATCACTAACATCTTGAATATCTTCCAAAAATATACTCGGTGATGCTCCTTTTACACCAACAAACGAAGTTCCGTCATTAACATATAATATGTTGTCATACGTATCTACATATGCTAATCCAAGTTGCGAATCACCGGGTGAACTATCATCATAATGAATTAAACCATATACTTCATCATCACCCGTTTTGACATGATGATCACTACTATCGATATTCTGTAAATCATCGTGACTTCTAGTAGGTATTTGGTTTAAATTTTGAATGTGATCTGTTGCACTTACATCAGTTAAATCATCATGAGAACCGCTAAAATAGTCATGTTGCGCTGTGCTTCCGTGATCACTGTCGTCGTTTATCGCTGTTACTGCTTCACTATTTGTATATCTACTATGATGATCATCACTATTTACATTAGTTAAATCATCATGATTAAGCGTCGTTGATACGTATTTTGACCCATCCGCTCTCAACACATACCCATCAGTATAATCTACGTTGGTAACATCGCCTAAATCGGATAATATTCCTACTGCAGCCTCTGCCTTGGCTCCTTGCCATGATGTACCATCATAAACATATATGATGTCGTTGTCGCTATCCATATATGTCATACCAGCACTAGGCGTGCCCGGCTGCGCACTTTGATACCTAGTAAGTGCATATACTTCATCATCACCGGTCTTTACATGATGATCCGAAGTTCCTATGTTGTTTAAATCATTATGATCTCTGTTTGGTATATCCGTTATGTTACTTATATGGTCATTCACACTCACATCTGTTAAGTCGTCGTGTGATCCACTGAAGTAGTTATGTTGTGCTGTACTACCATGATCAGTATCGTTATTTATAGCGGTTATTGCGTCACTATCCGTATAGTAGTCGTGTTGAGCTGTACTTCCATGGTCTCCGTCAGTATTTATAGCTGTTATAGCTTCACCATCAGTATACCTACTATGATGATCATCAGATTTAATTCCAGTTAAACTTTGATGATTTTTAGTAGTTAATGCTCTCCAACTACTACCATCGTCATACCAAAAACCAACTTGACTATCATAAGCAGTATAAACTCTATCCTGGATACCCGGTATTGGTCTATCAACATATTTACCTAAATCTAATTTTGAAAACCCATTGATATCCAACAATCCTTCCATCGGAACATTTGGTGCATCTCCATCATGATCATGCTCCGATATATCTATACCATCCACATATGTTACGTTCGTTATTTCTTGGCTACCCATATCGAGGTCGCCATACATGGCTCTTTGGCCATCTCTTGGCAAATATTCTAAATGATCATCATCTGTTAGTCCTAATAATGCACTATGACTTAGGTAGTCAGCATGAAATTCGGATCCATCACCTACTAAAACCTTCCCGGTATCGTATGAAATGCCTGACACATCATCTAAATCAGATAATATCGCATCAAGCGTAACAACTACATCATCAACATCTAGTTGAGCCCTCAAACCAGTATCAAAATCAAGAGTATATGAAGTACCTTCATACGCACCACTATCAAGTACGCGTGTATATTGCGGATCTACTAATAGCCCACTGAGACTATCGACGCTGATTTCGTCTTCCCCACCATATTCGTGGGAAACACCATGTATCTTATCATGCACTGTCTATTACTCTCCTAGATCATCAATAATTTTATCCAGTTTCTTCAATAAGATCTCATATCTTTGATCGGTTTTGTCTAACCTATCTATCATTTCACGGAACTTCTCATCTACTTCATCTTCTGACATCATTTCTTATTCCCATCTTGCTTAGTTAATAACGTACCGTAACCATTTGATTGTAATTTGTATCCATCGAATTTGGCTCTAACAACATTACCAGGATACATACACGAAACATCGTAATTTTCCTTTTCATTTATTATCGGAAATATACGTAAATCCGCTAAATACAATGCATATGTATGCCATCCATCCGGATCGTCCGTATATGTCTGTCCTCTAATTGCCTCAATATTATCATAATCTATCCTATAGTAATTTCTGCTGTTTGGACCCATAATAACCCGGTTATCGGACCCCCAATAATCAGAATATGTTTCATAATTATCGGTATTAATATTGATCGGTCCATTGGTGAAAGGCTGCGTTTCTTGTAATACGGTTATCCAATCACCATCTACCTTCAACTGAATTCTATAATTTGCATATCTATAAACAGTTGATGATTCATGCGTAGTACCCCTTAAACAATAGATTAACACTGGACCATCAATATTGACTTCCCCGTACTTATTTGTTTCCCAACTTAAACTGTATTCCGCATCATAACCAGGACTATGATACGCAAACGCGTCATTCCTTGTATCACTTGGATCTGGTTCGCCTACTTCAACTACAGCAACATTTGATCCTTGTGTTATCGGCATTTCTATCCATACAGGATAATCCGAACTGTAATGTTCATCATCAAACCATACATTACAATTAATCCCATTTAAATCATAAAGACTCGTAATTATATCCATATCTATTAATTGTTCGATTTTATTTGTTGGTAGCATAACCGAATACGAATTATAATGGTATAATGAATACACTTCAATCGCTAAATGATATTTATTGCCTTCTTCATATATAAAAATATCTTGAATGCTTACAGCCGTATCATCATATGATGGAATATCCGCATCTTCACCACTAACATTTATAGAATCATCTATCGATACTGGATCAGCTGGTTGTTCTTCAACTGCATTAGAATAAACACCATCGATTGTCATGGTTTCATTTATAGATACTTGTCCAGTATCTAACCATGGAGTTGTGAATTGTATTTCATCACTATACGTGATACCCCCAGCATTTTCTGCAAACGCTCTATAATAATATGTTGTATTTGGTAATAATTGTATAATTTCCTCGAAATTATCTTGAACGGATGTCTCCACATAATTATCATAGTTAGTATCTTCAGGTTGCACATCACCTGGATCTTCATATGAAGATGTACCCCACACGAATCCGACACTTGTAACCTCACAATCTTGAGTATTATAACTACCTGTCAGTGTTGCACGTACACCAGTCAACGGTATCGGATATGTGTATGGAAAAGGCATCTTATGCTATCCTAATAATTGTTGTTCTACACCCATCTGGAACAGTCTTAACTCTATTATAATCAACCATATTGCGACCAGACGCTCTGACTCTTAATGTTTCACCGGAGCTAATATTCTGTAATAATTGTATTGTAGTACTATTATCGCTTTCTGGGTCTGTCCTATTGTACATAAGACCTTTTGAACCGGCAACCTCTACACCGTCTATTTCGATCCAAGCCTCCGATGTAGCCCTATTCGTTGTATCATTCCAATCAGACGATACTCTCGCAATAATTAAATATATACCATCAGTATTAAAAGTGATCTCTCCGCTACTTAAGCTAAAATCCGTATTAAATTCAATAGTATCTGTATTAACAGTTATTGTATTACCGTCACCAAATGCTTGCGATGATGACGCGTACGCATCAAAATATGCACCTAATTTAGGTTTTTGATCATCTACCATGCTATTCCATTCTGGCGCAGTTAACTCATCGCCTACTTGTTTTTCATCATCCCATGCCATATTATCATCTCACTACTTCCATGTTAGTTACTCCATCTGCAGAAACGGTGGGAGGTGTACACGCATAATACTCAAAATTATCAACTCTCATCCCACATGCACCCCAACCTTTTGCTCTAACTCTAATACTATTTATTTGTGAACCATTATTATTAAATTGAACATTTGAAATTGAAAATACTTCAGTTCCATCCATTTTAGAAATAACACAATCGAACGAATAATCAGTATAATCAACATTTTTTATATATACTTCATACCACGTTTGCGTTGAACCAAAACTATATGTAGCTGAATTCCCAACAGCGAAATCAATATCGTTGTCTCCACCATTCGTATCCAATTGAACTGTTATTAATGACGTATCATCCATCTCAAAATAAACTTGTCTTCCATCATCATTTGATCTACTCTCATAATTCATCCTAAATATGAACTTAAGTTCCATTGGAGCTAATGTGCTAAACGTTTTATATCCTTCTGCTCTCGTACTGCTACCGCTACCCTCAACATATAAACAAGCGTCACCTTCATATACAGTGGTAGTGTCGATCTCGAACGCATCACCCGTATTTACGATCGTCCAACCATCGGGCGATGTACCGTTAGATTGTCCATTAAAATCGTCTATCGTATTCATACTATTTCAACCACATAATTAACATCTAACTCATAGTCTTGATTATTCATCGCCTCAAATGTAACCCTGTTCAGCATCGTATCGATACCGCTCCCTGAATCACCGTCAAATATACCCATCTCAGTAACTTGCGTACCTCCTGCACCGGCACTATAAGTATAATTGTATTCAACGCCATAATTCGTACCAGATAAAGCAACAACACTATGGGGAACTGGACCCACTATATCAGTTTGTAAACCTAACTGGGAATCAGATACTGATTCCGAAGTTGTATCACTACCTATAGCCATATATTCGAAGGAATTAGCACTATTACCATTTATATATTGTGCTACTCTCTGTTTTCCGTTCTCAACGACAACGTTACAAGATTCAACCTCATTAACTTTTTCATCACCATTTATTTCAACTACTGTAACTTTACCTTTTAGTTTCATAAATATCACTCCAACAATAATTTAACATCAACTATCCATGCCTCTTCATCTGTTTTAGTTCCCATATCATTTACCATCCTATTAATAAGGATGTCACCCGCACTCACACCTATCTCTTTCCAATGGAAATTTGCATCATTTACACCAAACGTACCTCTTAGTGTTATGTGAGTAGTGCTGCCATACACAGGATATTCGGACCCGACTGGTGAAAAATACGTTGATGTTCCTTGTAAGCTTAATTGATCGGATGAAGTACTAACACCACTATTTCCAACTCCAACTTGTGCATTATCTGTAGTTAATGCATTAGCCGTTTCGCCACATACTAACGACCATATGTGCTTTATACCTTCATCCAAGAAAGTATTACCTTCATATTCTTCGGTAACCACTCCATCATCACCAATCTTTGTAATCTTGATCCTAGAATCACCAATAATCTTATCCATAATATCATCCATTTAATTTAAATCCATAATTAACCGACAGTGTAACAGGTGTACCCGTTGATGTATGCAATCTCACCTTAATATCAACCCCATATTCTGAATATGCTAATGCCGGTAACTCGCCTATTGAACTATCATTATCAGTTGTACTATATATGACCTCATCGTTCGTATCATCATAAACATCGATCGTAACATTACCATGAGTACCATCAGTTTTTTCGTATCCTAGTCGCCATACCTGTAACCTCTCATCTGGTTCTAACGATATCGCCATTATCGGTTGTGCATCTAAATCACCTGCATACTCAATAAATGGCGTCATCTGTATATCCGTTCCACTGTCCCTTTCCGGATGATGATGATCATATGACGTTAACTCCATATCATTATGATCTACAAATGAAATATTATTCCAGTCACTCCCATCATCATACAAGATGCCACTATCTGGTTTAAAAAATAACCTATTTGTTGTATGACCCGCTGGAAAACTCTCGCCTAACTTCATTGCGCTTATATTAGTAATACCGCCCATATTGTTGATGGTTGTTACAATATTACCTAATTCATCTTCAATATCATAGTTTCCGCTACCAAAATTAGTTATATTATATCCATTCCAATCTTTATCAGTATCAATAATTAAACCACTCAACGATTCAACACCACCAACGGTGCCTCTTTCAGCCCAATAAAGTCCACCAGAACCATCCGCCGTCAAAACTTCATTATCTGAACCATCGGATTGTAAATCGGCTACTGATACGGGATCAAATCCGTCTTTATTATGCGAAGATGCATGTTTATCAAATGCATTTCTGTTAGTTTGAATAACAATCTTATTTTTCTCCTTTACACTACCCATTATGATGGACCCCCTTCTCCTATCACTATACCTCTATTATCAGCATAATAATATAAATAATCAACATAAAGATCTTGCGCTGCTGTACTTGTTGTTTCGACCCTCACATATGGATCATCGATCGCATACCAATACTCATCAGGTATTGTAACTGACACCTGTAATTCACCGTCAAGCCAGATACCTAAAGTTCGTTCATTCCAAAATGTTTGTAGTTGGAATGTATGTACCTCATTTTCACTTATATTCATCGACAATCCAATCCCCGCTTCGCCAAACTTAACGTCGCCCGCCAAATTATGTATACTTAAATATGTGTCTGAAAATCCTATTTGTATGTCGTGTGTGGTCCCGTCTACTAAAAACCTCGTAGTAAAAACAAAATGATTACTCATTGGGATTTCAACATTTAAACTCATGTAACTGTATGCATCCACCCCGGTTTCAGATGCATCAGCCTCAGCGTTTATCCATCCGCCTGTACCCGTACCTATCGGTAAACTACTAGTTATCCTTGGCGCATAACCCCATTCATTTGATCCTTTCGACCAACCATTTAATTCTGATGGATCCGTAAAATCGTGATAAATATCAATAGTGTTCTTAATTTTGCTATCCGTAATTTGACACCAACTGTGTCCGTCATAAACAAATATGCCATCATCTTCTTTACTATATACAACGTCACCTTCTTCAGGTTGTGTCCATTCATACGATCCGTCTGTATAATCACCGTATTCGTTCGGATGCGACGCAAAAGGTTCTTCTCCTTCACCACCCACATTAAATCTGACATCACCAGTATTATCATCAGGATTTAAAGTTTCATCTTCCAGAATCAAAAAAGTATTACCATCATACGTAATATCGTCAACAGTATATGTACCATCATTAACTTGAGAATTGATGATATCGATATCATCACCAACCGACACGTCTTCCCTGATGTCGCCTTCAACTTCAATCTGATAATTCGCCATAATATCACTCCAAGAATACTTCGCTCACTTCAACTATTGACGCTGTATCATACTCAGGCGGTACATCTACGTCGCCTACGACAAATGTTGATCCACTGGGTATGCTTTGACCGGTATATTTTGCAAATTCAACCTTTCTGATACCAACAGCTTGACCGGCTGCAACACCAGTTCTTTTCCATTCATCCTCATCGACAATATATAGTGCTTCTTCACTCCTATTGTAAAATAGCTCACCATCTGTTGATGCTGCAGGTAAACTATCACCTCTACCTGTTGGATATGCCTTCTTATTTAAAGGTGTATCTATCTCATCATACCCTCCTTCAACATGACTTTGTGCATGTTTCGTGTATATTCCCGTGCTAACAGTGACCACTAAATCATCTTTCTCGCTAAAATGCGCCATATAATTACCTCGTTGCATCCTCCTTAACAAACAGGTCATCAGCCAATACAGTAGTTATTTGTCCAGCCGGATCTGTAACTTGAACATCATATACATATCCCTTTGGTTCTAATAATGCGGTCTGACTATGCGTAAATTGTAGTTGCGTGATGCCACCAGCCGCATCAACATGCGTACCTGCTGAGGCACTATCAACCATCACAACATCTTGACTATCCCAATCTTCCCTAACAGTCATAGTGATACCACATCCAGATATACTGATTGGTACACCTTCACTATCTTCGAATTCAAATTGGAATTTCTCATCATCACCTCTATATATCCATAATTCAGCTTCACTCATTGTAACGCCTCCTTGAGTTGTCTTAACATCTCCGGATCTTCCTTGATCGCTTCAACGACATCCATCGACATAGTTTCCGGCTGATTACCAGGAGGTGCTCTTTCACGTGGTGCCGCATCCCCATCTGCTCCTGCATCTGGGACATCTTCAACATCCCAACCCAACATAGTAACCATATCTTTGGGTGATATAACACCGTTGCGTACAGCATATGATAATGCTCTAATAAGTGTACTATCATGGAATTTAGGCGGCCTCCATGCGTGTTCAGCTACATTAGGTTCATACTCCATCTCTTTTGCAATCCTATCATAAATTTGATTCTCGATCTCACTTTTAAAATACTGTTGAACCGAAGCAACTGTGGATTCATAAAGGGACCTAACAGCAGGTGCCAAACTTGCACCAGTACTAGATTGTTCTCTTGACAATAATGCCTTTGGTATGCTCCAATTACCCATTATTTCTTGATCAGCATTATCAATAGATTCATTAAGTGAACCAATGTCAGGACTCATATCGATTATACTCGGCTCAACTTTCTTATTATGCACAATAGTTTTACCGGGTTTTATTTGCTCAGTGAATTTCTGCATCTCCCTCTTCTGCTTCTCCTTATCTTGTACATACGATGTGTCAAATTGGAATAACGTGTAGGGAGCCCATAAACGCATCGCGGCTTGTTCTAAATCCTTCTCAAGCTGCCATTTCCTCTTAATTGTCGTCTTAATAGACTCTAATGCACTTACACCCTTTCTAGATGTGTCTAATGAATCCTTTGTGACGTAAAAGACGTCATCAGGATCCAAAACGTATTGAGTACCACCTGTTAAGTACTCAAAATGGTCTATTTCCATCGTATTTTCATCAACTTTAACCTTTAATTTACGTGAATCTAGTGCATTAAATCCAGTTATATGTCCATTTCCATCGGTGACGATCTCAAAAGCCGCATAACCCCATATCTCACGCTTTTTGACGGCTGTCTTCAAAAATTCACCGAAATTGGTACGTTTTTGCATATTTTTGATGCGTTTCTCTAGATCATCATGCGGAGTTTTAACGTGATATCCTGTTGATACCGAAAAATCGGCTATCAAACTAATACATTGTCTAACTACACTTACTTGCTCGTATACATCACCATAATCGTCCATTTCTTCTGGCCACTCATCACTCCATTTACGCTTTTTAGGAAATCCAGCAATTTTGCTTTCTGCGATCGATGAGTCCAAATTAAACATCTTCTTTATTCCTTCAAACATGTGAACACCTGTCCATAATCTTTATATATGACCTTACACATATAGTTAGTCGCCCAAACACCGAAAGGAAAACGGAACGGGATTGAGCCATTAAAATACAAGCGCGATCGGTTCTTCCGTATCGCCACTTTTTTGTTCAAGGGCCCATACTGCGTTACAAACAGCATCGGATACATCTTTGCTACCTTTTGATGGGTGGTCGACTTTCTTTGCGTTTTTGATCTCTAATGATTTTAATTCTTCCACGACTTTAGTGTCGGGTAACTTAATTTGATTTGTGTAAATTAATTCTTTAAGGTGGTCATATTCCTCTTTGAGCGCGTGGTTTTGTTCGACTGGTATGCCGGCCTGTTCTATGCGCTGTAATGCTCTTTGGAATGACCATACGTCTGTTGTGAATGATACAACGTTATGTTTTTCGGCTAACTCAACTATGAATTCCGCGACCTTTTGTGCATCAACTTCTGCTGATTTAGTGCCTTTTGGTTCGAACCTATGCGCAATATCTACTAATATTTTTTCAGTTTTAGGGTCTTGGTGGCACATAGCTATACCGAACGCGTCGTTTTTAGTAGCTGGGTCGCCCGCTATGTAACATGGTTGTTCGATGGATGGGATGTCGGGTGGTGTATATTCATCAGGGCACAACTCTATGGAAGTATCTACTACGTCATCGATACGATCCTGTTCTTTGAAATAACCTTCTAATGAAGATGACGGTTGTGCACCGAAATCACGCCACGCTGCTTCAGGATTCCTTTGGAATTCGCTATCCAAATCCTCCATTGTTATGTTCGGGTTCGCTTCCCATGTCGCGTAATGCTTTGTGAGTGTCCGAGGATCTTCTTTCCCCGACCTATATAAGTTCATGAGGAAGTCGTCCTTCAAGAGCGGTGATGATATAACTACCATTTTTCCTTGGCGACCGAATGTAGCGAGTGTTCTGCTAAGTGTGTCGTACACCATATCGGCTGATGTATGACCGCCTGTGTCTTTGAACCGTGCCATTTCATCAAGAAGAACGGCTTTACACGTATGCCCTGCAAGTGACGACGAATTTGAATGTTCTGATCTTAAATATATTTCGTTTTCATCTGTTTCAAATATGAATTCGCGTGAATGTTTTGTATATCCGTAATTTTTAAACCATTCGCAATTTTCAATACGGGCTTCCACCTGAGAATATATCGTATCCTTTGCCTGTTGCGCGCTTGACGCGGTGCATATAATATATAGGTCCTGGCCTGCTGGCAAATCGTAATATGAACATGGTTTACCGATGGCTAATAGTTTAAATAGTTCATAGGTAGCTATTATTGATGCCGCAGTTGTCTTTCCGCTACGTTGACCTAGGACCGCAACTAGCTGTTGGTAATTACCGTCATAGAAGTCGTAAATTAGTTCTTCTTGGACTGGCCACAACCAATCTATACCTAGAATATCTTCTACGAAGATGCGCGGATCTCTAAAGGCCTTCATCTCGATGGCCATTTGTTTTTGGAGTTCGCTCGTCATAATTCTTCATACCTATATCTATCCATCAGGTCACGCACCGCACACTTGAGTTCGTACGGCAAGCTCTTATTCCATATGAATGTTATACGGTCACCGTTATCAGATATACCGTCGGGCATCCTGCCGGTCACATCTTGTACCTCGTGGGCTATTTTTATCCCAGATGGTCTTTTAAAGGAATATCCGTTCGCTTCAAACGTCATTGTTGTCGACATAATATTCGCCTATTGGTCAGCTTCTACTTCTATTTGGGACTCATCGATCGCGTTGATTATGACCTCTTGCGTGTCGGGGTCAAGTTCGCGTAGAACGGCTTCTTTGAGCGCTTCAAATTGCGCCCTTGTTAGGGCAAGCTCCTTGTGTAATTCGCCTTCTAATTCGGCCAAATTCATCACTGTTTGCCTGAGTTCGCGCGCCATACTAACTATCTGTTTTGTGTCGTCTTTGTCGAGATGGTCTTTCTCCATCAAGCTGTCGAACCGGTCTGTAAGGCGCTCCATATTCGTGTTCAGCACGTCGTATTTTTCGTATGAGTCCCTGGGAGGGTACATATTTTTGTAGTGGCCCCCAATTTGGTCCTCCATGGTAGCGTCCTCACCACCGGGCTGGCCGTATTTTGAGTGGTTTTCCATGTGGTCTAATATGTCCTCGATACTGCATCCAATATCTTGCGCGATTATCTTTTTAGGGAAACCGTTCGCGACTTCCGCTTCGATATCATCCCTGTTCTCATGGTCACATATTGGGCAACCCATCATATATTATATAAATGGGGTACTATATAAATGTTTTGGAATAATTGGAGGGTAAAAAAATTTTAAATTTGTATATAATTTAAATAACCAGTGACAAATGAAATTTATTTTGTGATTTTAATAATTAAAAATTATTTTACAGATTTGTTAATTATTTAAAATTTTAAATAATTAATGAAAATTTTTCTCAAATAAAATTATTTTAAATTCTCAATTTAATACCGTATAATATTTAAAATCTCAATATAAATATGTCTGACGATATGTCATACACACATATATAGAGATATTTTAATAAACCTACTAATTAATTAATTTACCTTAATTGTTTTATAAGAATATAAAAAATTCATCTCTCCGTTTAGATAATATCTAAACGATTAGATGATTTTTATTTGAGATTCGGCTAAAAATATTTTATAAAAATATCTCAATATAGAAAATATTTTTATTAACTCAATCTAAAAAAAATTAAATTTTAATTAATATTAGGATTAATCTTATAAAAAAAAAATTACAGAATTTTTTAATTTATAGATATAAAATATATATTAACCTATCAATTAAGAAATAACTAATTAATATAAGAATTAAGTAAATAGAAATAAGAAATATCTTATTATAAGATTAAGGTTTATAGAAATAAAATATAGGTTAATTATAGGATTAAGGTTTATAGAAATAAAAATTTAACAATTAACTAATTTATAAGAATTGAGTAAATAGAAATATGATAAAACACACAAAATTAGATTTATATTTTCTATTATCATAATTTTTATATTGTATCTAAAAAGTCTAAATGTTATTAACCCTTAATCAATTAATTCAATCGGTAATATACCCCACTATAAGACTTCTAATAACCTAATTTTGATAAATCTATAACCTATATGTTAAGATAGAAAATAGGATAATAGATATTAAGGATTAATTAATTTATATATAAAAATTCCAATAAAAATTCTCAAAAAAATATAATAAAAAAAATAGGTTTTTAGATATAATCTATATATTCATTTAAGAATAACTGTATTTTCTCTAATTTTCTTTTTAACTCTATCTGATTATTTATCGTAATAAATGATATTATTGTATCTATCCAACTATATAACTGATTAAATGTTATTTTAATAAATGTATCATCATTTATTGTTATTTCAGTAATTGGGTCATTATATTTATTGGTTTTAATGTTATTTTTATCTATTTCAATTATTCTTATTGTATCAGTATGGTTTTTATCACTATTATGTTTATTAAATTCTAAATAAATTGTATTTTCTGATATATCTGTTACTATTTGGTTTATTCTTAAATGTACTATTTTCCCTAATCCAATAAGAGAAGTATTTTTTATCATTTTATTCACCACCAAATAAGTCATTTAATGGTTTAACATCTATCCTTCTGGAAATTTTATTTTCTATATCTTCTAAAAATCTTATAATTTTCTGTATTTTTGTATAATGATATTTACTGTAATTTCTATTTTTATGTAAAATTAAATATTTTATATTTTTAATTACTGTATGGATTAATTCCAATTCTAAATTTAGGTTTATTGTTTTATTGATATTTACCTTAATATCATCAGTTAATTTCTTTGGTATTTTTATATATAAGTCAGTTTCTTTTTTCCTTTTATTTATTTCTCTTAACCTTTGGCAATTATCCCAATAGGATAGTTTTATCTTTAAATGATTTCTATTTTCAGATAGGGTTATTTTATTGAAAATAACCTTAAAGGGTTTTAAATTTATTTCTTCTGGTCTATTAAATTCATATATCATTTTATCACATCTAAATTAAAGGTTTTTTAGTTTATATAAAAATAAAAAATAAAAGGTTTTTATTTTATTTCCATAGACTTCTGATAAGATAAAATTCATCATTTTGTATATTAACCCAAAATGATTTTTCTTTTATCCATTTAGTTTTTAATGATGATTCTATTTCATTAAATTTATTTATTACTGTGGTTATTTTTATATCTGTATATTTGGTTATATATCTGTATGCAGTAAAAATTAAATCGGTATCAGTTATTATTTTCTTATCTTTTATAAAATAAGAAAATAACTTATACCAATTATGTAATTTTGTGGTCTTTTTTAACCTACTGATTCTTTTTATTTTCTCATAATTACTGTATTCACTATTGTTTTTTATTTTCTTAATTGTATTCTTAAGTCTATATCTATTATTGAATTTTATGTTTAATTTATACATATCTTCTAAATTCATTTTTATCACCATTTATATAAAAAAAGAAAATAAAAGGTTTTTATTTCTTTAGATTATATAATTTTGGTCGATGGTTTTTAATGAATTTAATGATAGACTTAACTGTATTACTGACTTCAACTTTACTGACTTTCCTTAAATCCATATTTTCCTTAACATAATATGGATTAACTCTGTAATAAATGAAATTTCTTTTATTAGCCCATATAGGTTTGTTTGTTTTATTTTCTGGATTATCTCCATTAGTTTCTTTACAGTTATAATCTATTACTGCGTTTTTTCTCATTTGTTTCCTAATGGTCTGACTGGTTATACTATCTTCTTCTATTCCTAATTTTACCAGACTATCTCTTATCCTTTTTTGCTGTAATCCATTCCCATAAAGGATTTTCCTATTTTCTTTATCTCCGATAAATAGGTATAATAACCTATCTGCCCTTACATTCATATTTAGACTATTTTGTTTGTTGTTTGTTGTTATTTTCGCTTCTTCTATCCATTTATCTATATCTTCTTTTTTCATTTTATTCGCCTCACATATATATTTTAATGGTTTTTTAATTCTGTATATACTACTTAAATTCATACATACAGAATTATTGATTTTTTATATTTGGTTTATCCAAAAAAATTCTAAAAAACCTATTATCTAATTTATTAGGATTAATGTTTAAGCATACTAAAAGTATGTATTAATTTACTCTTGAATATTGTTTAAACCTATTTTAAGGGTAGTTAATAACTGTATGATAGTTTAATGTTTAATTTCTATTTAGTCAGTAATACCGACCAAATAAAGTTATTATGAAATTACTTAATAAATTAGATAAGGATTTAAATTATTACCTACAATTTTGCTTATTTTTATCTCAAGATTCATAGGTAATTAACCTACAAACCTTTTTGAGAGGTATGCCCAGCCGACCTCTTTTTTTTTTTCTTTTTTTTAATTAACGCAGACTTTACATATAAACCTATTGAAATTTTATTTTTATAAAAATAAACACTAATTTTATGTTTAGATGTCATCTAAACGATAAGTATAATTTAAAAAATAACTAAATAATAAAAATATATTAATTAAACACCGTCAGACAGTTTTATGACAAATAGTTAATTTTGTCATACAATCGTCATATTTACTGATTTTAGTTTAAATTATCCTTATAATATTTAAATTTTAAATAATTACTGTTGTGCTATTTAGGACAATAAATTATTTAAAATTAAAAATATTTTATACCTCTAACAAATCTTATAAAATATTTAAAACCGTAAATAAAATTTATTGCGTTAGTGAGGGGACCCCCCGGTATTCAACAAATTTTTCCGGGTTCACCTTAAATTGCCCAAGTGAGCCCGCGGCTTCGTTTTCAACAAATTGTGGACCGGGTACGCGTCCGGGACCAACCGGACCATGTACCGGCGCGCTAGGCGGGACCCTGCGCAAATTCGCAGATTGCGAAAATTCGCAACTAGTATTTTGTGTATGCGAAAATTCGTAAACTGCGCAAATGCGTAAACGGCGAAATTTCTAAATTGCGAAAATGCGCATCAAATTTTATGGCGTAAGTGACGCGCCGACCACTAACCAATCTATGGCGTAAGTGACGCAATTAACGTTAAAAAAAGAAAAGGAAGGGTTTCACGTTTCAACGACGTACCCGCACTCCTTACACTCGTATCCACCGGGTACCTTCTCAAACTCCTGATATATTCCGCACCTCTTACAATACAGCTCCGGCATCTCAATCCCTCGCATACAGGAAACTCCACTTAGTACCGCACTTCCTACACTTATACGTAGATTCCCCGCACACCGTAGATGCTCCAGCATCATACACATACGTATCACCATCGCCTTGTGCTCCGCACTCGGGGCATGTTGCTCGTTCTTTCCAATCATCCGGCTTCTCATCTGGATACACTGTCATCGTCATCTCTCCATTGACGCCATCTGTGCTTTATCCGCTTCGTGCTCCGCATGCATATCAACCAGCGTTGTCGCTGGCCACTCATCATCACATTCATCACACACATACAGCGCTTCTTCCAAACTATGCTCCTCAAACGGCACATGCCTCATATGCACTTTACATCGCGGACATACCGGGTTATCAAACTCACCCGACTCAACTAGTTCGGCGTACCCCATGAATTCCGCCGCTTCCTTAAGGGACTCCTCATACTCCGCATCATCGAAATCAGGGAAATTGAGCATCACTTCCGTATCAGTCCCGGCAACATCGATATATAGCTCATATTGCCCGTCATCCCTATACAACTTAAAATTCCGCCTCTCAACCAACAATTCTCTACTCATCCGAACACCTCCTCGAACGAAGGCAACGGCTCCGGCTCATTCTTTGCGATCATATCCTCAAGCTCCGGACTCAACTCTTCTCTTCCACTACTCAACGGACAAAATTCGGCGGGTACCTCACACGGCTGCCCACTTCCGTCATAAAACTGGCATTCCGCTGCCCTACAACTATTCGTCATCTACAACACCTCCGGTATAACTTCTTCTTTAATGACGGCCATCATTTTTTCCGCATACACATCGAATTTCACTGAATCCGCTTCATCTATCACATCATCCTGTATTTGCGTTATCAACCAATTCAGCATCCCATACGAACTCTCAGGCATCTCGTCTTCTAACGAATCAACCAAGTACGCCACACTTAATCCGCCATCATCGCTAACTCCTAATCTCTGTGAGGCTAACGTCCAATCGCCTCTATTCACGTGTATCCCGAGCCACATCATCTGATTCCCAATTTCCACTATCTTCTCGACTACATTCTTTTTTTCCATATTATTCGCCTCCAACATAAATAAAGAAATAAAGGGATTTAGTCGCGGATGAACTTATTCCACGCGTTATGCACTTCGCTACCGTATTCTACGTCGACTACTTCGTATCCATTGTGTTCTAACGCAACTTTAACGTCTCCTACTTCTTCTTCCCATAATTCCGTATTCAACGCAACACCGACCATCCTCATATCATCGTATTCATACGCTGTTAACGCTTCCCACTTCTGTGCTTCGTTCTGTATCGTTATCGGTACGTTCGTATTCATTTTGTACGCCAAATTCTCGCACATATTCTCAACTAAATGGTATTCATCACCTGGTTCGCTCATCTCGATCCACGTCAGTATCTCGTGCGTTGCTATCGCGAAACTCTCAATATCATGCGCCGGATACTTAAATAACACGCGTTTATGTGTATCCGCAACTATATGCATTACTTCATCAAATTCGCTTATCATGTCTACCACCTATTTAGTCGTATGTTTTCCCAAACATCTTTTTTGCCGCACTCATATTGCTTATACCGTAATATATATAATTCCCGTTATCTTTGCGCTCAAATGGCACTTCCTCTTTTTTATGCAACTTTATCGCACTTTGTCGAACTGTTTGTTCACTTCTTTCTTTATCGCCTAATTCGTTAACTTTCTCTGTTAACGTCCTCTGTCGCATTGGTCCTTCATCCATCGATGCCCTCAAAATTAACTTTTGTACACGACCTAAGCGTATTGCTCTCGTACTAACCGACTCCATTTCTTCAAACTCGTCTTGTTCCATATTTTATGCCTCCAATACAATTTTCTTAATTTTCGGTTTCTGGCGTAATATAACACATATTACGCACCACGAACCTACTCAATACACCATATAGGTTTAAACCTATATAAACCTTATGGATTTTGGGGGAATTTTAAAAATTTTGTAATCGCAATTTAGTAAATGCGCAATTTCTAAAACGCGCAATTTCTAATATGCGAATTTTCGCATATCCCACACCCCCCATTACACTAAACCCATTACATTAGTGACCACACCTTTATGATCCACCGTAAGTGAGGCACTTTATGGCATTATCACACAGTATCTTCCATCATACCATGCGTAAGTGAGCACAGCTCCTCCATCTCGACAAAATTCCCACCGCGAACGGGGTTTGCCACCCTGCCAGCTAGCACAACAAGTCACCAAAAACCCTAAAAATACCCTAAAATCCCAACCTCATCAAAAATCTAAAGCGCAAATCGACATCCGTCCAAGAATCGCGCTAATATATAATGACCCGAACCGTTCCGTCTTTTTCCTGTGGGAGGCTCTTGTTGGTTGGGCATCTATTATAACCTTTCAGGTCCTATATAAAGATTATGGACACGGTGTACTGGTAGACGACGTCTTCGCGTTTCGGTTTCATGAGCAAGCGAACATCGACGCCAAGGTCACCAGTCAAAGTTTCCAGGTAATATCTTTTTTCCACCTAAATATTCCCTCGTATCCTGTGAAAATTTGAAGCGCCATGGTCCACTTCCCAAAATCTCGTGGTCAACTCCAAGTTCTATCAGGATTTTCAACAACAGATTCTTCAGGTATTCGTCGTGCGTGTGGAACACACAGCCATTTTCCTTATCTGCCATGCCGCTTTTGAACAATCCTTTCACAAATTCCCACAAGAAATTTTCCTTATCGACATCCAAAAACGGGTTTCCATCAAATTCCATATTGCGCAATGCGTTCATACATTCATCATAAATTTCTTGCAACTGTTCAACCTGGTCTTTACCATACAAAACAACCTTATATCTTTCTCCAACTTCCTTAACTTGGCCCTTTTTACCGACGACTCTGCGCAAATACGAGTTTGCGACCCTATCCGCGTCCGTCTTCGATAACATATACATGCGTGCCCGCCACTCATACCGGTCAGGATACACATATATTCCGCCCTTCCTATAGATACTCCCAGCTAATCTCGCCTTTCTTTTGTTCGGTATCATCATTTAGTATATCCCTGAAGGGATATATAAAGATTCTGGACTCGATGCCCAAGGGTAGTTTTTGGGTTTTTCCCAAAACCGACAAAACCCAAGTAGTATATAAAGTTTGCGGTGATTTTGCAGGGATATATCGCTTTTTAGCAGGGATATATCGGTTTTGCGATAAATCTATAATATTATCGAATTTTTGCCGGGGGGTTTATAAACTTTATGCAAAAACTTTATATAGGAGAAGGCTAAAATTGCGCAAAATTTGCAGGGATATATCGCTTTTTAGGGGGGGTAAACAACCTTCTGCGAGTAGCTCTCAGGATTGCGCTATATCTGCGAGTAACTCCCATCTAGAGCGCAAAATCGGCAGGGATATATCAATGCGCTATAATATTATTAATTCTATGAAAGTATACATTTATCGCGATTTTTTGCGGGGGGTTTATATAGGGTTTCGGGCGCCCAAATGTTGGCATATAATTTGCGTATATAAAGGGGTATATAAACCCCCCGCCATCTACAAATTTTGTACCGAAAATCACCTACGAGTAAATTGCAGCTATACAGCAACTATCCGGTGTAGCTCGCAGAGTTAGTTGGTGAACGTTAAATACTTTTCCCGGAAAATGCCCCCGTGGGGACAGGGGTATGAAAAAAATATGAAAATCTGTCCACCCCAACCTTTAAATACCCCGCTAACTCACCGCAACATTTAAATAGGAAAGACCGCACATATACATATACACATATATAATATTTAAATCTTTTGGTATTTTATACGATTAACGACAAAAATACAGCATATTTTGTGGTTATTTGGCCAAACATTCCAAAAAGTTTAAATAGCGCGGCAACAATGTTATATTATGGATGCAGAACAGTTATTGAAGCGGATTTTGCGGAACTTGTACGTAGACAAAAAGTATTCACACAAGCGCATTGCGGGTCTGCTAGACGTAGATAAATCGCATATCAATGAACATATAATCAAGTTTGGGTTAATAGAAGAACGAACTGATTGGTCCGAAAACAAAACGAGAGTACAAGAAGAATTAGATAAGGATATGTTAAAACGGATGTATATTGATGAAGGACTGTCGCGAGAAAAAATTGCTTCGGTTTTCTCGGTTTCAACATCAACAATATCGAATTATTTGAAGGATATGGGATTATGTAGAACTAGCTTGAATGATTACGATTCGACGGAAAATATGCTAAACACAATGTACCATGATAAGGATATGACACAACAGGAAATTGCGGATGCACTCAATATTTCGCCGCATACAGTCTATAGGAATCTGAAGAAGTATGGGCTGAACACAAAGTACTCATATAAAGAAGTAGACGAAGATTATTTCGAAGAGATGGATAGTTCTGAAAAGGCATATTGGTTGGGGTTCATAGTTGGTGATGGAAACATAGGTAAAACAGGAGAAGGTGGTACGGGATATAGTTTAACTGTATCATTGAACGCGAAAGATACCGACCATCTTTTGAAACTAAGAAACGCAATGAGTTCGTCGCACAGCATACACGAATCGGGTAAGGACGGATTTGCTTTATCGATAACCCGAAAGAAGATAGTTGAGGATTTAGAAAAATATGGTGTCGTTCCGTGTAAGTCACATAAGACATATATGCCAGATATACCCGAAAAATACCACAGACATTTCATAAGGGGATTGTTTGATGCAGACGGCAGTATTAGCGGTAATAGTTTCACGATATGCGGGTCACGTCAACTTATGCAAGACGTAAACGAAATAATTGGTACTATAATAAATTCGAAGAACGACATATATAAACACCCATCAAAGGAAAACTACGTTGTACATTACGGAAAACAAACCGATAAAAGGAATATTTACGAATATTTATATGATGATGCACAAACGTATTTAGAACGTAAAAAAAGACAATTTGAAAAGTCTCTAGATACCTAAATTACGCATAACCTTACACATATCACATAAAACCGCATCATCATCCAATATATCAGCGCGCTCCGCCTTAATACGTTTCCCGCACTCACTACATTTTGTATACCGAAACTTGCCGGTTAACGGCACTTCATACTCGTGCATCTTCCTATAGATGGTTTGTTCGGCCCACCCAGTCTTCTCGGCAATCTGCTCGATTGTCATGTATTCACCATGGTACATATCTAGTAGTTGCTGTTCCGTCAAATCACATTTTCCAGGACCACACTTATTCTTCTCTGATAATCCCATCCTGAACGCCTTACTCCTAATCTGACTCTTAGTATACCCTTTATTTAACAAACTCGGGATATCACTACCACACAGCTCATACCAATCCATTAACTCTTTTTCGTCTTCTGGAGTCCATCGCATAATATAAATAATACGCAATTACTATTTAAAGTTTTCGGAATAACGCATTATGACATAATGACATCTTCAAAATTCCACACTTTCAATTTTTAATCCATACCATTCCCAAAACCTTTATATATAATTAAATGTATTATAGATTAGATAAATATGAAAAATGAAAAAGATGTAGGGGCGGAAGATATAAGTATAGAACCAAACGGGCCGATAGACATAAGCGAATTCGACGAGCTATACATACAAGTCGACAGAAAGGACTTCATGAAAATATTGCATAAGCGACCGTGTAAGTATGGAGCAACATACGAATACGCAGGAGAACAAGCAGTTGTTACGGGAAAACTGACAGCGACATACAAACCGAGTTGTGCGGCAGAACGAATAGATGATAAGATAATAAAGAACCATGTCGAACATTTCGAACATTTACCCTGAAAAAACCATAAACAACCAAACCATTCCCATTATATTTATATATAAGTAGAGTGTTATTATAATATAAAGAAGAAATGAATGAAAAAATGAGAGGCCGATATATATGAAATATGAGATAAGAAAAAGTAAACACGACGGATTTGTTCGTGTCGGATTCGATAATAATTGTACTTCGTTTCTGATGAAAAAGAACGGTTTAGAAGATTTAGAGAATTGTACGATAAGATTCTTAGAATCGCTAAACCATAACTATCAGGTTAATGTGCCTGATGCGGTAATCTTTAGAAAAGGGCCACAAGTATTCGTTGAACTCATTAAAATTGATGAATACGATGAATTAGCATACGATATAGCAAGTATGCATAACATCGAATAAACCCTTATGTAGTCGTCCCATAGCGGCATAGTCAGGTGCAAATCCTGAGGCGACATTAGGTGGCGATACGTATGGATTGGACGAAAAAGTTAGAAGAATATGAGCGAAGGGCCGAAGAAGCAGACGACGAGGAACGACAAGGTTGGGAAATACTGATACAGTCTGTGAAGGATTGGCAAAAAACGAAAAAGGAGCGTATTAAAAATGTATAGAGTTATAGGACGGACGAACACGCCTACCATTAGGAACGCGAATCCGAAAGAGTTACCGAGAGGCGACGACGGAATAGATACTGAACGTGAATGGGTCGTACAAGACTTCGACTTTAAACAAGATGCACAGGATTTCATACGTCATCAATGCACCAGTTGTGGTGAGTTGGGCGGAAGCTTCGGTCATATCCTTGTGAGCGAATACTATACACCGCTCGAACTATACGAATATGACGACGAAACTAAAGTGACGAAACTAAAATTGTTGACCGAATACTTGGCACAGAAGGTGAAACAATGAAGTATACATCATTCAGTGTAGAAGTAGAAAGAGACGAAGCCGACAGTGTTGAGCAAACAATAAGTGATGCAATTTCCGATGAAAATGTATTCAGGTTCGAGAAGAAAGACGGTTCAAGGGAATATAAGCATATGATAAAGATTTTGTTCGAAGGTACGGTTACAAAAGAATCAATCGAAACATTCATCGAAGATGTATTCAATAGTACGACCATGAAGATAATAAGGCATGACATGCATCATCAGTATGGCAATGAAAACAACGAATTAGTTTTGAAAATAGAATCGATATCACGGCTAGATGAAATCAATTTCTACGACATTATACGAGACGAATTGTTAACACGTTTTATGACGTGGCAAGACATGAATCACGTATGTATGAGGTGTTAACAATGAAGAAAAATGTTAAGGTATCCAAACGTGTACTGAAACAGGCACGCAAATATGTGAAACAAGCAGTTGAAGATGCACAGGACGAAATTAAAGGAACACAAGAAAGAATTGAACAATCGGACAATGAACGAGCGATAAGGATGGGTCACGAAACCATCCGAGCGTGGGAAATGATAAAGGGTAGAGCGGAACAAAACCTAAATAACATAGATGAGGTGTTAGACGATGTTGAAGGTTAAATTCGATTTAGGAGACCACACGGTGACGTATACTGAAGACGACACGGATGATAACCAATCGTTCGCAGAGCTCGTACGAGAAGTGACATACAACGACTGTGAAGCCGTAAAACAATCAGCACATCAGTTGTACGGGTTACCACCGCACTTAACTGAAGTGAAGGACATAATGCTAATGGAGGAATCCCTATGAAGTTTCAGACACACATAGGGAGCCATGACTTTGGTAATTGTCGGAGGTACTTTGACTACAACGGACATTTATTCAGTGAACCGGAAGAACCAAGCGGTATGGGATATGTAGGAATACCATTCGTAATATTTGATGCAGAAGACATAGAGGATGCGAAGGAGAAAATCAAGGAAGCGAATTGGTTGGTAGGCAAATATGATATGGACCCGACCGATTTGAAGGAGTTGCTATGATGGATTTGAGCGATGAGGTAAATGAGGTACATGAATGTGAATTAGGTGACATCGTAATCATTGAACATGATGAAACGCCGATGAAGCGTTCGTATTTAGCACGCAAGAATTTCGCCGGATGGTTAGAGATGCCGGTTGTATGGGAATGCGAGAACGGACACGTAGTGAAGGAAGACGATATGAAGGTCGGGGAATCACATGGAAAATTATATCAGAGATGCCCAATATGTGCTGTGACACGGTTCAAAGCAGTAGGAACAGACAGACACGCACACAACATTAGTGTAGCATCGATGGGAGAAGTCGATACGGTATCTGTCGAAGAAATCCTTGAAGAATCCGGATATGAATTCGACGATGACGACAGCAGACCAACCCCCTAAATCCATTCCCAAAACCTTTATATAGGGTAAAGATGATAATGAGTTGATAAGATGAAAAAGAAGAGTATATGTATGGAAAATTGGTTAGAACGTGATTTGAGCCGTGAAGATATCGTGGCGTATCTTCGTGAGGAGGCTCGCATGGAACGAGATGAATGGACTGACAAGGAAGTGAGCCACGTAGCCGGCATAATACACAACATATATAAGTGTATGATGTACGAACGTCAAGGCGGGCATTTCGTCGAGAATTTCTTGGCGAACGACATGGTTGGGTGTGTTACTAGAGCAGACGATACGATACAACGAGCACTCCCATACATCGTGCGTTACTTTTATAATGCAGCACCGATGTATGTGTGGGAAGCGATCACAGATAGCATGAATGCGAGGGCATTCGTCATGAGACGACAAAACAAGAAGTGACCAATCCATTCCCAAAACCTTTATATATATCTAATGTAATAATGATATAATATAATATAATATGGCAAAGGAGGAAAAAAATGGACAAAATTGAAGTTGAGTTTGAATTTGAAAAATCGACCAAACGCACATATAGATACAAAGAAGTCAGCGATGACCCGGTTGTTGGTACACTGTACGTCAAAAAACATAAGCTCGAAGGAAAACCGAAAACACTTCAAGTTACAATACATTCATAAGCCCCAACACCTTTCCCAATATATTTATATAGTATGAACATATTATATATAATGTTAATAGAAAAAAAGAAGAAGGAATGATATTATGAGCCCTGTATCTATCGAGAAGATGGAAGAAGAAGGAACGCCAGTAAACCAATCGAAGGAAACAGTAAAAGATAGGATTAAGTCCCTCTTTGAAGAAGAGGAAGCGTTAATGACCCAAGGCGAAGTTGCCGAAGCGTTGGACATAAAGGGTCCACATGCAAACACAGAATTAAGAGGTTTGTGTGATAACGGCGATTTCGTTAGGGGAAGAGTCGAGAACGATGAAGGCAAGAACCTGATACACTACGGTAAAAAGGATTGGTTCGACAATCCTGAAGAATTCCAGATGGACGAGGAAACAGACAGTGAAGGAACAGAGGAAGCAGACGAAAGTGAGGATGAGGTTGACCTCGACGACTTAGCCGAATAAACCCCTTTCCCATTATTTATTTATATCACGATAATATCGCCTCCAAAGAGGGTAGAGGGATTAGCGTCCCTACCCTCATTATTATCACGATAAACCTGGGTTATTTTACCCAATTCGCCTCCGAGCAGCACTCGTAAAAATCCACGTGCTGGGTATCACGTAAAACTACCCTTCACAATAAATCGTAAACCACGGTCAGTCAAGAACCGTGTCGCCCAATCTTGACATCCTTCCTCCAAAGGATGGTGTTTGTGGGACACCTAAAAATCCCACACCCCCGATAGGACGGACAGTGAGAACGTGGGGCGGGAAAACAAATGTACACAAAATGTGTACCTCGCCTGGATAAGTAATATCACGGTTCAAGGAAGAAATCCTCTCCCCTTCCGACTCGTTGTCCGACCCGGGAGCGGTGTTGATATGACGAAAATATATGTTAGAGGAAAACGCGACGAGATTGGTATCGGTGTCACGCTAGAAGTGCTCGTTAGGAAGGGTACGCTAACTACAGGCGACGACATAAAGGCACTGATGATAGACGATGATAAGATGGATGTTCACAGTGATTTAGTAGAAGTCGATAAGGTATCGTTTACGGATAACCCGGTATATGTGTTAGTGGGAGACCATACTAAATTTATGGTAGGTGAAACTTATGATGTTTGAGGACGAAATAAAGATGGGGATGGATGACATAAACACTAAAGTGAAGGCTACGTTTAAAGATGGAGTTGTTCGGTTCACTACTCCAAAAGCAGGATATGAAGTCCCGATGGATGAAATATTACAAGTGACACATAAGAATTCCACGGTGAAAATAGAGACGTTTAGCACGACATTAACGATACATAAGAATTATATGGTGATAAAACATGGGTAAATTAAGAGATAGGTTGGATAGAGAACTGCCAAACAACATCGAAGTCGAAGAGAATGCACAAAGGATACGTCTATATTCAGACAACTCAACAATATCGTTCAAAATAAAGGATTTCTGTGAAATAGAGATGCTACCGGGAAGTGTTCAAATAATAACTGAACATGCTACGATAGACGTGGATACATATGGACATGTGGTGGTGAGCGTATGAAAACAACAAAGGTGAGATTTAAGTGCAGGAATTGTAATCACGTATTCACAAAAGAGTACGATAAAAACATAATTGTCGACAGTGAAGGGATAATTGATGGTGCCGCATACACAAAAAAGAATCTCAAAGAAGGTATATTAGAAGTGTTGAAATATCGACGAAGGTATGTGGAATGTCCAAATTGTGGTGTCGAAAAATGTGAGATAAAGAAAAGGATACCAGTAGGTGATTAATATGGATGAAAAGGAAATATGGGAAATATTTAAGGAGGAAGCGGATGGCATAATTGACGATGAAGAAACTGGAATTGAACATTTAAGAAGGACACTAAAAAGGATGGGGTATGACTTAACAGTGGAGGACCTCATCGAAATCATAAAAGCATACGAATTGATGGGTAAATTCTACGACAATGTTAAAATATATAAACCGGAGGAAGAATAATGGTAGGACCAACAGAATGTGAAGAGTGTGGGAAAACAATACCGAGTCAACCTAAACCAGTAAAAGAGAAATATGGTAATAAGAGTTTGTGTGATGAGTGTAAAGCAGAGTATAAACAGAACAACCCGGATGAATTTGATGAAGATGTGATAGGATGAAACTAGAGAAGATATCGCCGGACGAAGCAAAAAAGAGACGCTTAAGGAAAAGCGATTGGATGGCAATAAATCTCGGAAACACAAAGATAATGATTGTGAAGAACGAACAGGATGAAGTGACGATTGCAAAAGAAACAACAAACGTGACCAGATTTGAAGAACATAATCAGGAACACATTGAAGAATCCAAAATTCGTGAATATTACAAACTCATCCCATAACCTAAACACCATTCCCAATATATTTATATAATAGGAAGTAGTTATAATAATATAAGAGGAAAAATATGAATTGTTGTAGATGTGGAAAAAAGGTTAAAAATGCAATCATACATAAAAAGGAACCTTATCATTTATCATGTTTAAAAGAAGAACTTCATAAGGAGGTAGATGAATATATGGAAAAGATAGAGCGAAATATAGAAGAAAAGTTGCAGGTTGCGACTGAGGAGGCGAAAAACATGGATGAACAAATGGATTTTAGAAAAAAGGAAAGGTGACAATATGGGATATTCCATCGTCCAGGTAAAGGGACAGGATTATCTCGATAAAAAGAGCATCGAAGACTTACAATATGATGGTTGGAAACAGTTCGTTAATTTAGACCAGCACTATAGGAAAAGGTTAGACGTCAATAAAGCTGAATGGAAGCACCTCGAAGAGGAATATAGGAATGTGCAGATTGTCATGGTGGCACGTAAAGCTACGACGCACTACCTCGTATTCAAAGGAGAGAATGCTAGCAGTGCCTCATATGCATTTGGTCGTAAACTTGCGAAGATGTTGAAAGGTACACATAAGTCTGTTAGGTGGCTACCTTCCGAAAAATATAGCCATGTTTGGAAAGGGTCAGGAGTCATACTAAAGAAAGACCATAAGGAGTATCCGAAGCCATCGACAATATATAAAGTGAAGGGTATGAAGGACCCGGTTAAAACGAGACCGAACCACTCGGATGTGACGGTAGGAACTGGTCGGAACACCCAATAAATAACGTTCGTAGTGGGTGGTAGGGGTTCAATTCCCTGTCCACTCGTGGAGGTTCAACATGTGTTTAGAAGATGATGAAGAAAGGTTAGAGAGGAAACTGCATAAAAAACATTTACAACGAAAAATATATCATGATAGGTACGATGATCCTACGATGGTTGAAGTCAATAATGAACAGTATGAAGATACGATTGCAGTAACGTGTGTAAAAATAATACCAGAGAGTTGGGACGAAGAGTTGGATGGACCACCAGTGATAACGAAAGGGTATGCAGTATGTAGCAAAGGGGATCAGTTCAACAAACAATTAGGTAGAGTTATAGCAACCGGAAGAGCATGGAAGAAACTAAATGAGGGATGATGTGGGTTCGATCCCCATAGTCCCTATATGGTAAGCAAAGATGAAGGATTTAGAAAAGGCCTGATGGTCGGAATAGGAATAATAGTAGTAGCACTAATAGTACTACTGTCGATGAGTGTAGTGATAGTGCCAGCTGGACACAAAGCTGTAGGAGTCAGTGGGTTCGGCGGAATCGGTTCACAATACGATGAAGGATTCAACTTTAAGAATCCATTTTTGGAGACGGAAATGGTCAGGTATAACACACAATACATAAAAGTTGATACACAAGTTATAACGGATGACGGTTATAATGTACCGGTCACATACCAGATACAATACAATATTGATGAGAAGAGTGTCGGTGATTTAAGGGTAAATAACCCACAATACAAGGAAAAGATAAAGATGGAATTGGAATCACAAATAACATTGGTGGCAAACAAAATGAACTTAACGGGATTAGAACTGAACCAGAATAGAGCCAAATTCAATGAGAATGTACAGATTGCAGTTAAAGAAGCATTGAACATAGAGAATTTATATGTACAAAGTGTACGTATAAGGAATGTTGATATGCCGAATGCCGTGTTGGCAGCTGCAGAAAAACGTGAAGCTGCTCGAATAGATGTTAAGGCAGCACAATACGAGTTGGATGCGGAAGAAGCAAGAGCGCAAAAGATTAGAGTGAGAGCCGCCAGTGAAGCTAACGCAACAGTTCAGTTAGCAGAAGGTCAAGCCGAAGCGATAGAAATATTGTCATATCAATCCGAAAATATGACACAAGAGACGATGGAATACATAAAGGCACTTAGGTATATACAAGCACTAAGGGATCCTGAAAGTAACGTTAGGTGGGTCATAACTGAAGGTGGACAAAGTCTGATATTAGATATAGGAAACGGAACCATACCAAACGAACAAACCGATACGAACAACACGTATGATCCAACGACATCACAAGATAGTGGTGCACTCGACGAGGCCGACCAGTAAACCCTTTAAAGTTCGGTGGTACGTAGACGTTTGTGGGGGTGCAATTCCCTCATACCATCATAACAACGGAGTTGATGATAATGAAAGTTTTTGAAGTAAAATATAAATGTAAGAATTGTACGCACAAATTCACTAAAAAACACGAAGAAGGGACAGACATAAGGCATACTGGTATAATTGGTGGGTATGCCGTCAAGAAGGGCGATAAGTTGTTCGGCCTAATAGACACACCTATTAGGTGTCCGAACTGTAACAGTTACAAAACGAAAATAAAGAGTAGACGGAAAATATGATTACCTTCCAATATCAGCCACTATATATGTCCATAGACATATATGATGGATGTGTGAGGAAACTGGAGCTAACAAGAGGATTTAATAAAAACCACATTGAATATTGGTTTTTCGGGGTGGTACGCACCAACAAAGAACATGGTAGGGTGTGTAGGACGTTCAACACACAACCTCCTTACGACAAATTTAAAGAATGGACGAAAACAAAGGTGAAATAATGAATATATATGTGTATGAACTAATGAGACCGTATAGCGGAGGTCTCATATTTGTGAAAGCAGAGTCTAAAGAGGCAGCAGACCTAAAAATATCGGACAGATATAGAATAGACATCGAGTATGTTGCAACATTAAACGAATTTGTAAACGATATCAAAGAAAGTGACAAGGATACGATCGGGTACTACTATGTCGAATGAGGAAACACTATGGATGTAGAGGACCTAAAAGACATGAGGGGTAACAACACGGAACTGATAAGTGTATACATAAATAAAGACCATAACATTAATGCGATGAAGAGTAAATTACAACAACAGCTCGCAAAATCCGATAACATCAAGAGTAAGGAGACGAGGGGAAACGTTAAAGCTGCTCTAAAGCGTATTATTCGCGTTTTAAAAGGAATAAACAATTTAGATACATCTTTGGTAGTATTCTCAGGAGATGTCGATAAACAAGAAGTATGTGAGGTATACGAAGTGGAAGGTGAGGTACCAAACAAGTATTATTGTGATAACACATTTTATGTACAACCCCTACTAGATGTACTCAACAAAGACAAAATATCGATAGGTCTTATAGTGTTAGACCGGAAAGAAGCCGTCATAGGTGAACACGTTAATAATAGTACGATGGAATTAGAACACATAAATTCATTAGTACCAAGTAAACATAGCCAGGGTGGACAATCGGCGCAAAGGTTCGAAAGAGACATAGAGGAGCGCGCAAAACAATACTACAAGAAAGTATGTGAGAAAGCAAAGCATTTGATAGGCTCACACGACTACGTGTTTGTGGGAGGGACCGGCCTAACCCCCACAAACTTCCTAAAAAACTGCGACATAGGAGCACAAGACACATATACAGTGGAGTACACTAACATAAACGGCCTAAATGAACTAACGGACAAGGCACATAAAACAATAGAAGAGAAACACAAAGGTAAACAGAAAGAAAAAATAGAGGAGTTCAAAAAGAAGATAACACAAGATATGGCGACGTACGGGCAGGACGTACAGAGGGTATTACGGATGGGAGCCGGCGACACACTACTAACTACGAACGACGAACATAAAGAGTTAGCTGAAAAATATGGAACGAACATAATAGATATAGATACATCAACGGATTATGGGAAAAACTTCAAGGATACATTCGAACACGGCCTAATATTGAGGTATGAGGTGAAATGATGGAATATATGGTTGGAATCAAAAAATTTGGTAGAGTCGAAATTTTAGGTACAATCGAGGCAAAAAACAGATTAGATGCAATAAACAAACTACATATCGATGCGAGTACGTTCAATAGTGGTTCAATGGTTGCTGATGACTTTAAGAATGATGGACGAGGTGACATCTATGATGAGGGTATAACGGCGGACATAGTTGTGGTGCCTTTAGATGATGTGATGGAAGTAAGTGTTGAAGGGACGTACGGAAAGGGTGGATGGGAATTCACCATAAAAAATGTTATAGGATAATGTGCGGGTTGGTCTAGTGGTAGGGCACCGGGCTCATAACCCGGTAGTCGGAGGTTCGATTCCTCCACCCGCAATCATGGAGGAATTTTATGTATATTAAAAAAATAACGGAAGATGGAGTAGAAGAGCCGGATACGGATGCTATTTTCTGTCTGGAGATGGCGGAGAGCGTACACCTTCTAACAAAAGGACAGGTACAAAACAACGGTAGAAACAAGTTATGGGATAAATTTGAGCAGGTTGGCACAATAGAAGGTCCAGCAACAATTCTACATCATTGTCCATATTGGTTGTCATACGGTGAAATATATATAGAAGATGAAGCAGAAGTATATAATGACAGAAAAAATATGACTAACTTACTGACTAATAGTTGGTACGTATATTTGAAAGAAGGAGACGACATAGTTAAGTTAGAAAATGAGCCAAGGATGATGAAAAGTCCAGGATGGGAAGACATAGATTGGAAAGACCACAAAGAGAATGTTGATGATTTTGTGGACTTATCAAAGTATGACTACATAACAATACATAATTGATAATATAAACAATGGTGAAAATATGGAAATAATTGGCGGTTATGTGAAGGATGGAATACCTGTATTGGTTTGTGACGATAAAAATGTAGAAACGTTGTATGCAGTTGACATAAATGACGGACAAGCATTTCGGTGTGGTGGTCTTAGACCACTCGCAAAAACCAGATGGAGGAGTACGGATGAGGACGACATATTTAAGTATAGGAACAAACCGATGAGGAAGATGAATGAGCAGGAAATTGAAGAGTTCAAAAAAGCAGATATAGAATATGTCGTGTACCCTATGACGGATCCTGAGTTATCTGAACGAATATCAACATACAAAAAAGGAGCATTGGATTATAAATAATGGTGATATGATGGGATATCGTATATATACACATGAGGAGAAAGGTAAGCATTATGATGAAATGCAGATATTGCCAAATGGGTGGGTGAAGATGAGCGACACAGGACTTCCTTGCGTTTATTATCCACCTAACGCTATAATACGCATAGAAAAAGTACTTTAAACACCATTCCCAAAACTTTTATATAAGAGAAAAGAGTTATAATAATATAAGAGTTGAGAATATGAATGTTAAAAATATAGAGAATTATGAACAATTGGGAGTTCAAACACAATCTGTACTTGAAGATTTCATATTCCTATATAATGAATACTATATGGAAGATAATGAAAAATTAACGCGTGATGGGCTATTTATAAAGAACGCGATGAAGAGTATAGTAGAGAATCTTGAAGGAGAAGATATGGTTGAAACATTAGATTTAGGCAAAGGAATAATGGATATCGAAGTGGAAAACTCAGAAGGTATTATTACTAAAAGGATATTGAATGCACCGATACCATACTTACAACATATGGATACGATGTGTGGAGCAAACATCGGTGCTAACGCAAAAACTTTTCCTTTGGATTTCTATAAATGGTTGAAAGAGAAATGTATGGATATTACAATCAAAGTATATCCAGATTATAAAACATCGGTATTGTATCATGTTACGGAGATTGAGGCACAAACAAAAGAACCTATGACTCATGATAATTATGAAGCAGCGATGATACAACTGTATGAGGATACTAACGGTGGTTGTAGTTTTAGAGCAGGTGGTTATCCAGGAACGGGCGACCTATATATGGAGAGTGAATGAGATGGATTGGAAAAATATAGCAAACGTGAACTTACATATAACATCAACAATCATATTGGGATATGCCGCACTACACGTATCTCATTGGTGGAAACTACTATGTATAATATTGATGAGCCTCACAATATATAATTTAGTTGATGTTGTAAAGGAGATGGTATTATGAGTGGGTTAACAGATTGGGAAAGGAATTATTTGGTAGGTGTGTTAGCGAGAGCTGCACGCGGCAATCATTGGCACGACATAGATGGGTACGAAAGATATGTCATTTATATCCAAGTTGAAAAGATATTGAAACGAGATATGTCGTTAGAGGAACACCGCAAGGAAATACAACAAAGCAAGAGCCCAGTAAATGACGAAAGTCCAATAAATGAAGAGAACTTTGAAAAAGCAAAAGGGCATGCACTAAAAATATTTGATTGGGTGGAGCAGGCCAAAGAAGAACAGAATGAACAGAACGAAAAAATCCGACAGATAAGAGATGGAGCACCATACACGACTGTAGTGTTACCGAACAGAGGTGTGGAAGCAAAACCAACAACTGAACAATATGTTGACATAATAGACGATGTTGGTCCCTTAGGTAGTAGACTCATGAGGCATGAGCGACTAAACACAGACAATATCATAGTTATGAATGATGATGGGTATGAATTACTTGTTGATGGTGGATTCATTGAATACGATTCAATAGAAGAGATAATGGAGGAACTATGATGGAAGAATTTATAAGAGAATTTATGGAAGAAGAATTTGCGTATGTGTTTGATGTAGAGATAGGCGGAAACGAACATTATGTAGTGATGTCTCCTGGGGATGATCAGGTGTTGGTGACGGAGAGAACAAATAACGATATCCAGATGTTATGGGATGAAAATGCAATAGATGGTGAATACCGTGAGTTCACATTCGATGAGTTCTTTGGTACTGACCTCATACAAACCATATATGAGGATTGTGTGTTGGATGCAGACATATGGAGTGAAGATATCGAACAATTATCGAAAAAAGAATTAGAGAAATCTAGGATGGTAGTACAAGAATACATGAATGGTGATGTCGAGCAACGATACGGTGACGCCGAACACTTACTAAACAAGATAAATGAGCACATGTGATATTATGGGTGACATACAGTATTCACCGATAAAACTAATAAAAGTCATTTATGACAATATTATAAAAAGGAAAGTCTTGTTAGGATTCCTAACAGGCATTTGGTCGGTTACTGCAATTGGGTTACTACTACTAACGATCAGCATATATTTGTTTCCACTAACAATATTTATGTTGATATGGATATTTTGGATAGAAATCCAATGGATGGATAATGAGGTGGAATTATGAAGAAGTATCCAAAAATAAGTGAGTTTGGGAGCGAAGACATAAGTAATTTACAGGGTTCTGGAGATGTTATAATCGAAGAAAAGTTGGATGGTGCTAATGTTGGTGTTAAACTGAATAACGATGGCTTTTTGTTTAGGAGTAGAAACGTTGTTGGATTAAACGGTAATCGCGAACAGTTCCAGCAAACAATAGATTATGTTAACAACAAAACAACACCTGAAGAGATGTCACAAATATTATGTGAACATTTTGGACATAATAACTTAACATTATTTGGTGAACAGATGGTACCGCATGCATTAGAGTATGATTGGGAAAATATGCCTGATGTGTTGTGGTTCGACATATATGACGAGGAAAATGAACAATTTGTAAGTTATGCAAAAAAACAGTTAGTATTTGAAGACTTAAATTTTGATATGGTGCCCTTAATAACTATTGTAGGACATGTATCACCAAAGGACATAGAGGTTCCAGACAGTGAATATAGAGATGGTAAGGCAGAAGGAGTGGTATTAAAGTGTTATGGTACGCAGTTCTTCAGTAAAAAACGAGCTGAAGAATTTTTTGAGAAAAGGGATAAAGTTTACGGGAAACCAAAAGGCAGGGCAGCAGACGACAACGAAAAATTCGTAAGCAAATACGTAACTAACCACCGCATAGAAAAAAACATATATAAGATAAGAGACGAATACAACAGAAACATACAGATGGAGATAATGCCGCAACTCATGGATACGGTATACAAAGACATATGGAGTGAAGAGTGGGACGAAATAATATGGAATAATTGGGAACTAAACTTCAAAGAAATAAGGAATATGGTGGGGACTAGGTGCGAAGAAGTATTAAGACAAGTTATAAATAGGGAGGCATTTAAATGAAAACAAAAGTAACAATCCATTTTATGAATGGAGATATGGAAGAGATAACAACAGAAGAAATCGTACATATGTCGGAGCAAAACCTAGAAATATACTTTGATGATGGACTAATATATTATCCCATGAGGAACATAAAAAGTGTAACAATGACAGATTTGGAGGAAGATGATGGATAAACGTATATGTAGTGTTGAGTGTCCGGCTTTCAAGGTATGCGCAGATATAGGATGTTTATCATCCCCGGGCGAACCATGTACTGAGTTTGAGAATGGTAAAACAGCATGGGAAATATACAAGGAAACAAACAGAGTATGCCCGGAATGCGTAAAATAATAAAATATAGGGTATTTAAAGAGGGTGGTTGGTATATGAAAAAGATGTGTTGGGATTGTAAAAATGTTATGGAGGAAAAAAGATTATGTTAGAAAAACTAAAAAATTGTATGGAAAATAAACAAGAAAAAGAGATGTTCGAGCAAATAGACAAAAACATTGAAGAGCTTAGAAAGAAAAGGGAAGAGAAGGGCATTTGTCCATTTAGAACTGACCAACTCAGAGATTACTGCATAGAAGATGAGTGTACCATGTGGGAAAACAAAAAATGTGTGTTCAAAAGTAAATAAAAATAAGGACGGATAAATATGGATATTGATGTGAAATATTGTCCGGAATGTGGGAGTTCAAACATAAAATCATATAAAGAGAACGAAGCAAACGGATATATTCGTAGATGGTACACTGTCAAATGTGAAGATTGTGGGACAGAATGTGAGATATCAGATGGGTATTTCGACGAAGTATTATATAAATAGGTGATAGAATGTATAAAGAAGTTTGGATATGTGATGAATGCGGCGAAGAAATAAATGAATTGGATGGTAAACCACTATATAGGATAGTCCTCCAAAAAATGGAAATTTGGAACGAGTTTAAGGAATCATGGATTGTCGATAGTGATAAAGAATATTGTAAAGACTGTTTAAAACAACGATTGGAAAAAATATTGGAAGTATTAGAGAACGACGAATCAATAATAGATGTGTTTGGAGATAGATAATATGGTAAAGCTTATACCAAAATGGGTCAACAATATAGGTAAAGACGACATAATAGAAATTATGTTTATGTACATCGCAGCTCTCGATATTACGACAGTATTCCTACACCATATAATAATTGTATCATTGTTAGACTCATATATCGGTATAAAAACATTGATGCTTTTTCCATTACTGTTGATATTTATATTATGGAAAACATGGGTCTGGTTAGAATGTATTCACGAAATAGAATAGGGGCGTAATAATGATAGGAACTGTGTTGTTAGTAGGTATTGTTGCCTACATCGGGTTTGGTCTCGCTGCATTCGACATAATGCTTAAAGAGAAAGGATTTAGCGATATGGTTGAAGCGTTGACCATATTAACATTTAGTATAATTGGTGGCATATTCATATACATATATGTATATGAACAATTAGAAGATGATTAGGGTAGATGTGGTTGATGGTGACTTATATTTCGTATTAAAGGCTAAATATAACAGAAAATATTTCTGTTATTCAGGTACTAAGAGGAATAGAGCACGATGCCCGATATGTGGCAGTTTATGCATCATCGATTATGACGACGCATATGAAGATGGTTATAAAGCATGGACGGGGTGCGTGCACTTCCACGGAATTTTAGACAAAAAATTAATATTTAGGTGGAAATATGACGGAATTAGAAGAGATTGTAGAGAAGGTCGCAGATAGGTTAGAAGGTAAAGGGTTAGAAAAAAAGATGGCATTTGAGTGGTTTAAGAGAGGGTATAGGAAAGCACATACGACTGACACACCTATAGATGAGGATATGCTACGTGAACAATTCGAGCATATCTACGATATTAACGAAAAAAACTAAACTACAATACCCTTCCCAAAACTTTTATATATGATGCACAATATATAATATTAATAAGGTGAAAAGATGAAAAGGGAAAAGGTAAAGAAAAGAATAAAAGGTATCTTAGATGAAATAGATGATGAGCAATTGCTTGATGAATTGGTGCATAACACATTTGGTTATACATATTATGAAGCGGTATGTGAGTTTGGACTTCCAAACGAAACGTTGAATGAGGCTGTGAGAAAAACGATAATGAATGGAATGTTTGAAGAGTGATATGATGAGATATGCAGTATATTATAGGGAAGAAGGTAAAGGATTAGAGCAAACATTGACTGTAGATGCAGGCAGTGAAGAGGAAGCGAGGGAGAGAGTACATAAGTTGACTGAGAATGGTATTGATATAGTGGATGTTGGCGAGTGGTAATATGGATGATGAAGATGTACAAAAATTGAAGGAGCAGTTTGAAAATCTAGTAAACCATGTTAAATCAGAAGAAGAATTTGAGGAGTTGGCAAGCAGTGAAGAAGAAAAACAAGAGATGTATGATGAAACGGAGAAAAAAATAAGGAATGATTTTGAGGAAGCGGCGTCCACCATGGAAGATAATCCTGATGCTACTGAAGAACAGAAAATGGAAGTCGCATTAGCTTTTAAAGATGCGATAGAAAAAATAGTTGAAAAAGGTGAATCAGATGAAATATGCTAAGAACGGACTCAAAATAGATGAAGATATGGACATAGAGTTGGTGTGTCCAGTATGCGGTGAAACATTGGAGGATATCCAGGAACTCGAAAGTGAGCAGTTCTACGAAGTTGACTTTTATTGTGAAGAATGTGGGATGAGTGGCGTCATATCGTTAGACCACAAACCTGGCAAAGATGAAGATTAGGCGATACGATGACAAAAGTAGTAGTAAACAGATGTTTTGGCGGATTTGAATTAAGCAAAAAAGGAATAGATAGATATGCAAACATCAAAGATATCGAACTACATAAGGTCGACCATAGGGGTTTCGCATATTATATCACGATACCATATGAGGAATTTACGGAATTAAGTGAAGATGAACAACAAGAATATTATTGGGGAATGAGACACGTTGATAGAGATGATGAAGCACTAATACAGGTTGTTGAAGAGTTAGGTGAAGAAGCGAATGGACCACACGCCTCCTTAGAAGTAGTGGAGGTACCTGACAGTGTGGATTGGTACATAGATGAATATGATGGTAAAGAGACCATCAGAGAAAAACACAGGACGTGGTGATGGGGACTGGATAACATGTCAATAGAAACAGTTGTATTTATTTTGTCGGTCATATATTTGGTAACACATACATATCAAGCATTGAGGATGGGCAGACTTGAAAAAAGAATAGAAGAATTAGGAAAATCTGAGGTCGATAGCGATGAGGAGTGAAGAAGAAATAAGAGATAAGTTGGAGGAATACAAAAAGAAGGCGAATAGGTTAAGCGGTGATAGTCAATTCAGGGAATTCTACGGAACTCAAATACTGATATTACAATGGGTGCTTGAGGATGAATGAAGGACATTATGTGTTTGCAGATGTAGTTTGCGAACATTTCAACATACCAGAAAGATATAAGGATTGGTGTGCGATTCCGGACATGAAGTACTTTAGTGATGACCATTATACGTGGCTCTTATTACACAGGTGGTCGTTACACGGGATGCCTAACATCCCAACATGTATTGAACAAGGAAAGGTTACAGGATATGCACCATACTCTGAAAAACATAGGTGTGCGATCGAAACATTAGTGGCATCGCATACATACTTAGACGTATTTAATGGGCCTGTTGTACCTTCATACCCGAACAGTTTCGAGTTCAAATACGTAGACGACTTAAAGTGGAAGTATATAAAGGACCCGCTTAATGACCCAGATGGACTCAGAGAAGTATTTGAAGATATAGTTGAACCATTCGTAAACATTGAAGATTTTAAACACCACATAATAAAAGAGTATGATAAGTTACCAAAACATAGCGGAAAAACGACAGACGCTATATTGGAGTTATATAGATGATAAGTGTACAAAGAGAACATGGTAGTGAAACTCTCGGTGGATTACTTGCAATAATAGATTTGGATTCACTCTATTATGTATTTACTGATGTGGATGTGGATAACAGGTTGTATGTTGTAGACGGTTCATCAGGCGATTTCGTGTATGCACATACTAGTACGCGTGAACTAAACGAAACATTGGCTAATAGGTTTGATAGGTAAAATTATGTATGAGGTAGACCGCCAACTATATGGTTATGTATCAGATGTATTGGCAATAAATGATGATGTTTTTGTGATGCTCTCTGACCACGGATCCGACATATTGTGTGTGAAAAACCAATACAGTAAGTGTGTGTATCGCAACCACAATAAATTGTTGGATGAATACGTTAAAAATAATTGTAGGTAGATAACATGAAGATTGAAACTGATGACCACCCGATCATATTATGGTTTGAAGGAAAGGGATTAGCAATAATTGATGGTACATTAAATATCCGTGTCATAGATATTGAGACGGGAAAATCATTAATGTATGATGAAGATGACAATTTTCATGTAAGGTTATCGGATTTCTTATACCAAATATTGGTGACAAGACTTGAAGATGAACCATATAATCTTTATGCACCAAAACTAAAAGACGATATTGACCTCCTGAAAGGGTAGTAGTGGCTAAATCTTCGGACGGGACGGGTCGTCATTACTATCCCAGGAATAGGTGAAAAATATGTTAGGAATATCAAAAGTAATAGGAAGGATGAAGGAAGCGACGGAAGATGGATCGCTAATAAGTAGTGTATTGATGGGCGGTTTAATCATCGGCATATTAGTATTGGCGATATACATATCTGGTTGGGCAGCAACCTACCTAACACATATGTTGTTTGATGCACCGTACTACACAAATGTCTGGACGAGACTACTAATTGGGTTGGCATTGTGGATAATAACACCGGGGGAATAATATGAGTCATCCTGACAACATAAAAATATGTGATAAGTGCGGGGAAGCGTTTGAGTCGCGAGGCATCAAACAACATCGCAACAGCAAACAATGTAAGTGGAACAGGACGCGTAAGATGTATGAAAGCATGGGGTGGACAATAGAATCAAATAAAGCGATAATAAATTGGGTTCGGGAAAATATGCCAGAACACATTGAAAGGGATTATGTTGACTACAACAACTATAGAAGATACAATAACCTTAGGGTGGGGCATTGGATATCCAGTGAAGCTAAACATGAGGCAGAAAAACGCATACTGAGAGGATTTACAACCATAAAATCGCGCAAAATAATCGATAGACATAACGAGTACGTATTTATCGAAATAAATGATGAAATCAAGATATATAGGTTAATCGACCCATCATGTAAAAACAGAAAGGTGAAGGTGAAGAGCGGCTGGCCGATCAAAATATACGACGTAAATGGCAGGTTATTAGGAAAAATAACACCGGTGAGTTCGATCAAAGATTGCAAATTGAAACAAGAATTAGAACAGATTAAAGTGGCGCATAAACTTTGAGTATAACAGGCATAAAGGCGCTTTAAAGCGCATAAAACCTTTTCAATATATTATACCATTAATATAGGAGTTTTGAGATTTATGAGCAAAAAAGACAACATGAAAATATGCCCGGAATGTGGTAGAGCTATCGATAAGAGAGGCTTCCATAACCACATTAATAGCAATAGATGTTATGCAACTAAGATGCAAAAAAAGATGAAAGGTGCAGGGTGGATGCGGGTAAAACACAGAAAATATTATGAGTATTTGAAACGAAACGATATGGAAATGGAGAGAGAATACACGAACTTATTTCAGAACAGTAAGTGTCCGTGGACATACAAGTTGTGGGGAGAACAGCTTGTTGCCGTATATTGGGCACCACGCAAAAACATGAAGGAAGCTATGAATGAAGTGTTACCACATACAGACCGGTACAAAAACCGCGAAATCCAATTTCATACAACTAACTACATGTTTGTAGATGATGAGCTGTATGAGAAGAGGGAGCCGGATCACTATCAAAGACGAAAATATGTAAAGATATATGATAATGAAGTTTATGATATACGAGGTCATAAGATTGCACAAGGCACGTATTTAGGCCCAGAACAAACCATACAAGATGTTGAGGATGATGAAGAAAGAGAACTATTATTTGACATGTTGGTGGCCCTCCGCATATAACAACATAAAGAAACATAGGAAGGTGGTATGGTGCTTAAATATGACATAGGTAGGATGAAACAGACGTTTATAATATACAGGGGCGAGTTCAGGGTAGTCGAGCAATTCGTCTACAACGATCGCAATGAAATGTATTTGATAGGACCTAACTATGTGCCGATCGAATTCCTAAGCAAAAACGATGATCGCAAGGATGAAATATTGGAGTTGATACAATCATAACATTCGAGGTGTGGCCATCAGGGAACATAGCGATAACACTCGAATATAAAAACTTATATTGCATAATTGATGTTCAAGAAGAAGGTAATTGGTTAAAGGATAAAATAATAAGGGCAGATATGAATGGGGATTATGGTAACTACTCACTATTTGATGAGCAAGTTGGAAATTGTATAATATATAGAGGCGAGTATTTAGATGCAAGTGATTGGTATATACCATAACACCAAAATATATGAGGATTGATAATATGGGAGAAATCGAAGTAGATATAGATAATGAGTTGAACGCACGATGTCCATTATGTGAAGGTACAGGAACAATCGATATGAAAGTAGGTAGTATCCAATACAAAGCCGTTTGTAGGTTGTGTGATGGTGAAGGACACTTACAGGTTCACGTACAAGACACCATCATCGAAGAGATATATCCGCCAGGTTACTGACATGTACACGTTTAGAGGGTCATACAGGGGAATGGGATTTCAATTCCTCAACAATGAAGTTGTTCGGTACAAGGACTATATATTTATGGATTATGTGATAATGCATCCTGATGGAATGATGGGACGTATTATGGAAAGTATGAGTGGTACCACTCATCAAATAGCGTATGACGGTAATATATTTAAATGTATAAAAATAGAACTTGATAGGTGGAAATGATGAGATGGAGAATAATTGAAGGTGAAGACTTTCATGGGTTACAAAAAATAGGTAAAGAAAAAGCATATGTGTTTACTGAAGTTGATGTAAATGACATATTGGTCTTTTTTGCACTACATGACAAAAACATATTAACGTTAAATACGGATGAGTTCACGGAAGACCAACTAAACGCATTAAAAAGGTTATGATAAAATGGAAAAGAAATACGAGCATATATTCCAAAACGGGTATATGACAGCACACGCAGAAGCGATGGTAGTTGAAACATTCATATGTGTCATATTAGGAATTCTGATAATATTAGGTTTAACATCAGTTGAAGTATTGTTTCCGCTTCTCGCACTAGTATTTTATGGTGCGTTCAGAATAATATATTGAGATGATATTATGGAACCAAAAATGGAAGATAGACCAAGACCAAATAGAGAGATAAACGCGATAGGCGAACTACCATGTATGCAAGAATTGTTGAATGAAGCACTAACGTTCTACATAAAACTAAATTGAGGAAAAAAAATATGTTAGCGTTTGACAGAATGGAATATATATGGTCGAAGTGTTTTTTAGAGCGCAGTAATTGGCTATTTTATGTCGAAAACAGAAACGTGTATTTGGTTGATGATGAGTTCAGAGCTCGTGGAGACCCAAATAGTTCAACGTACGAATTGAACCAAATAAGAATAGGAAGCAACCGTTGGGACAACTACGTACCACCTGACATAACTCTAATAATGAAACAAAGGAGGGGGTTGTATGGCGATCATATATACGGATCCGATAAAAGCGATTAGAATAGGAAATTATGTCGGACTCATCACATTCAACACATTAGCAGGTAAAGATTATGACTACAGCCACTTCAATGCATACATAATTTCGGGCGATGAAAATTTGGACGGCATACTAGAAGGAAATGTGCATGGCGGCGTAACATTCTGTGAAGATGGTGTTGTTGGATGGGATTACGGACACTACGGAGACAAATGTATATATCAAAACTACGAAACAACTGACGTAATAGCACGCGAAATAACTATTCATACGGTAGATAGTGTAACTGATGACATAGTTGAAGCTATCCACACCATCCAAAACCATTCCCAATATATTTAAATAGGATGAACAATATATAATAATATAAGAGGAAAAATATGAATAAAAAGAATATTGTTAAAGAATGTTTGGAAAAATACGAGGAGGATGCCGAACTATCAGCAAAAGAAATAAGGGATATGACAGGTTTATCATTAAATGATGTGATGGAAGGGATCGGACGCCTAGAAGATGACGGATATTTTGGGGAACAACTATATGATGGTAAACTAGATGATATGGTAGAACAAGCACATGAAGACCTACCAGAAATTACAATTAAAGTGAATCCCGAAGACTTTTATTTCGGATTAAAAAACACGAACGAAATTATATTTGCAGCAAAACGACCATATGACCAACAACAATGTAAGATAGCAACATCAGGTAAGTGGTATGAGGCGATGAAAGAGATTATGCCACAAGATATAACAGAAACATCACCGTGTCATTATGAACCGGACTTCGAAATAAAGGATAAAGACCACTTAAAGATGTTAATAGAAAGAATAGGTTTCAAATATAACAAGAACCTTGAAGAAAGGGTATTCTGATGTTGTCATATCGTCCACATCACATAGTAGTGCCCGAGCATTACAAAAGGATAATTATCAGAAAAGACAACAATATATATATGTTAGTTGGTCGCATAACAAACTTATCAAGTAGCTGGAAAGGTAACAATTTGAAAATTGTAAAGAGGGTCAAATTGAACGGAGAATACGACTTAGACGACATATATGAAGAAGAATTCTTTAAGGAATTACAAGAAATACGAGGATAATAATCATGATAACCACAGAATGCAAGTCACCACAAAAAATCGAATACGCATATTATGAAAATATATATGTAGTTCTTGTAACAGATAATACAGATTTTACATTTGTAGTTTGGTAAAATGAAAATTACATATGTGTTATCAGTTCAGTAATAATAGACAATAACGAAGTTATTATGTATTCAAAGGAACCGTAGGGGTTACCGATATGATAACAATAAAAGTACACGACGTAATTAAAATAGAGTTCGAACAAAATATCGGACCAAATTGTTATATAGTGGAGGCTCGCCTCATGGGTGGTAGTACAACAACAAAATACGTATATGACGGTAAATTAGGATGTGTTTATGGTGATTAAAGCACACCACTACGATACGATCTTAAAATCAGCGGTGTATCGTAATGATAACATCGTGTTTTATTGGGATGGGGGTGCAAACCATGACTTCAAGACATATGGAAGATATAGTCCACAACATTTAAATAGTATAACATATTAGGTTCAAATGGTGAGAAAATGGTAAGAAAAATAATAGATAAAATAAAGAATATGAAGTCGAGAGAAGCCAAAGCACATGAAGTCGATAGGATAGCGTTTGACATCCATGACAGGCTTCTCGACTAAAACCTTTTTGCAGGTGTTGCTGAAGGGAGTTGGGTCCCGAAGGAGTGAGTAAGACGCATATGTGCCCGGCCACACCGTCTTATGTAGGTTCAACACCTACCACCTGCTCTTTATTCAATAACATTTAAATAACATAACAATTGTATTATTGATGATGCTTATGAGAATGTGGATGGTAAACCCAAGATTTATGTGTAGACAACATTTGTTAGACGAACATAACGAACTCCATATGTTTGTCGGGACAATACAGAAAGCAGATGATGATTTGGAGAGAAAACTGAAGGAGTATATAGAAAACGGTTTAGTTGAAGTGCATAATATAAGAAGCCGGCATGAAGAGTTAGTGATAGAGATGGAAAGGAGAGGGTATAATCATAATTCACCGTTACCTTACTTTTATGACCCAACTTTAGGCGAAATAGATAGAGATGAGGCATTTCAGGAACTAACGGATAGGTGTCCGGATTGTTGGGAGAGATATATGAAGTATGTACAGTGCTAAATCATTAGGTAGATACGAAATCATATTAGATGCCGACGGCTCTCACAATACAGTTACGATCAACGTGTTGGATGAGCTAAATGATGGTGAAGCACATAAGCAAACTAAAGTGATTATCGATTATGATACTGAAGAGGAAGCCGAAGAAGAATTTAGGAAATTACAATGGCCTGAAGAAGTTGAAGATGTGTTGGTGGCTGAACTATTATGAGAATAAAGAAACATGACCTAAAACTATTCGAGGATTTAAAAATATCAACACTGATAATCGATGGTGACATATATATTATACGTATCTTACCTTTTTCCCAAGCACATAATAATGTGACATCGCAATCAATAGTTGAAGTTATGGATAAGCACTTAGAAAAAGCGAGGGGGTTTATAATTTGGCGTCTCCAAGACTTTAGCGTGACATATTTACAAGATGTGATAAAGGATGAAGTATAGGAAGCACAGGGAATGGATAAATGAGTGTAAAAATACAGTGATCAGGTTTGGTCGCGAAGTGTATTTTGCTACGTTCAGAAGAGATATGGATATGACTCCATATGAGGCCACGATGTCTATCGTACGCGGTAAAACCGATCCGGAATGGAGAGTATGGAAGATGCCGGAAGGATGGGAATGCGAATTAAGCAGCATTAAAGAATATGGTTAAGAGGCTGGACGACTATGGAAATTGAGGAAGATAAAATGAGGGGTTTATCTCTTAACAAAATATCAGTTATGATAATTGATGATACTTTATTCGTTGCAAGGCTTGCCGATTACAATCATATAGTAGAAGACACAGTTGTTGAGATAATAAACGAACATGTATCGGAAGGTAGCCAGTTTTTAGTTTGGGAATTACCAACGTTATACAAAATTAAATTAAATGATGTGATAAAAGATGGAAATGAATTTTGAAGTAGTAAGTATGCATATAACAAATGATTGCAATTTAGATTGCCCGTTTTGTTATGCAGAAAACAAAGAGGGTCGGCCGGATGAGTTTTGGATGCAGTTAGTAGAAGAAGTGGCGCCATACACGAAACAGATAGCCGTGGGCGGCGGTGAAGTACTAAAAAACAAAGGTGATTTATTGCATAAGATGGCAGCAAAAGGGAAGCGGAATGGAGTACAAATGAATTTGACGACGAACGGTAAGTATTTAGATGAACTGATAGAATGCAGTGCTAACATCGACATGATCAGTATATCATACGATGACTACAAATGGAATATGGATGAGTATTTAGAAACCATCAAGCAAGCACGGATGTTTAGCGATTCACGTATAGGTGCGAACATATTGATGACGGACGGCGTATTTGATAACATAGTAAACATCGTTGATAGTATATCTAATCGGGCAGATAGAGTATATTTATTATCGATGAAAAACGAACCAACAGTGGATATTTTGGACAAGTATTGGGAATTCGGATACTTCGAGAAATTAGAAAACGTATATGTAGATGAATGCAGTTCAAAACTATTAGATAATATGGGAAATCATTGGGGATCACCATGTCATTATGGCACATCAACTGTGTGTATAGACCAAACGGGTGATGTAAGAGGGTGCAGTTTTGCCGACTCCATATTAGTACATCTCGATGAACCATCCGACATCACTAAACTTAAAGACGTTCAATTAGATGAAAGATTTAGTTGTCCATATATAAAAAGGAGGAAATATGATGGTTGATCAACCGAATTGTAGTGAAATAGTTACGAGGCTCCCATATACAGATGCGGAATCGAAAAAAGCAGTATTAAAAAGAGCATTAGACTTATTGGATGCTAAACTAAAGGTCGAGTATTGGCCAAAATGCGATAAACTCGAAGATATTGGGATGAATGTCGATAAGTTGTCACATATTCCTATTAAACAAATCATCGATATTGAAGATATCGATTTTAGTAAAGACGGATTGGAAGTAAAAGACACGGCAATAAGTGTACCACCTGCCTTCATAACAACGGTAGTTGGTGTTGAGAACACCGGAGTGTGGTTTTTCTTACCAAATGACGACAGCGTCGGGTTCCAAATAAATGAATGGAACACAGAGGACTATGAAGATTTCGCAAAAATATGTAGTGAATTTAATTCGGCGATTGAGACACGAGGTGGCGGTACAGGTGATTTCTTGGAGTGGTGTGATGAAAATGGATATGATGTTAATGGTCGTTTCATATGATAAGAATTAACGTTGGCGCGTGGAAGGAAGGACAATCTTTCCATTGGCATAAATCAAAACTCGTTCTCAAAATAACTGGCGGGTATATAATGGTTAAAGACAGGATAATAATTATAATGGATGGAGACGGTGAAACAATTGTTTCGTCTAATGGCGAGGATTACGCATTAGATCCTCCCCTTCCCTAACATTCCCATAATATTTATATAGGATGAACAATATATAATAATATAATAGGAGGAAAAAAGAATGTTTAAAGAAAAAGTTAGGAGTCGTAATAGCGAACGCAACAAATATGTTGAATATAAAGGTAAGTTAGCTATGCAAACAGATCATTGGACGAGGCCAGGGAATGGGCTAAGGTTAAACCCAGTCACCGGTGAGGTGCATTTAAGGACTGAACGGCATTATGATGGCGAAAAGATGGAAGGTTATATACCGATTAGACAATCTAAAATAAAGAAGATAGTGATTGATACTAACGAAAAATATGATGAGAGAACAGTCGATGTATTACGCGAGCTCACATGTAAAATAGTAAAGGGGTGAACCCCTCACTATTTTTGTGTGGTTGGCACATAAATAAATACGTAGGATTATATAAAGGTTGTGGACAAAGGTGATAATATGGATAAAAGATGGAATGAGATCGTAGATATAGTATATGAGGTTATACAAGAGACGGAAGCACAGGATGCTACCCCGTTAAGTTTAGTACAGAAATCGCTTGATAAAGTTGGAATAGAACTTAATGAAAGCCAAACTATGGATACTATATATATTGTATCGAAGGTCTCAGAATTTACAGATGAGATGACTAAAATACATGAAGAGTAACGAGGTTTCGGCGATGAAGAAAACACATGGAGCATACTACTCGGATCACTTAGTTATGTGGGTAACGGACAATGCGGTCAGAATAGGATTCAATTATGATGGTATAACACAAGAAATAAAAGATAGGATATTAGACGGAGATTTCGATAGTGAGGAGAGACTATTATGATAAAAGTGAGCAGGGGAATCATTAGCTTGGTTGATGTGGTTAGAGACGGTAGTTCAATTGTGTTTGGGCAAACAACATCAAATACTTTTGATATCGATATAGATAATACCAATGATTGGGATTGGAACCACATTGACGCATATGACGACATATATTTAGTGTATGGTGATTCATCATATTAATTAGGGAGCATCATGATGGGTGGATGGTGTATTGGCGTGTATCTGACATCATATATGGCGCATATTTCGGTGAAGATGATGGGAGGAGTGCGTTGCGTGTCGTGAAGACGTCAATCTCTAAAGATATCTATTATCACAAGTGTGAATCGACATGAAAAGTCGATTAAAGCTTAAGGATGATAAAGTTGTGTGTTGGTATGCATACAACAAGCTATATTTAACGTTTTACACCGGAAAACTAAATGAAGTACTCAAGGATAGGATTCGTGAATCGGATATGTATGATTATGATGTATATGTGTTAACATGACTACGATATCGTGCGAGTTAACTAAAAGATACGATGGATGTTGCTGTATGGTTTGGCGCGTAGATAACGAGGTGTACGGTGCCATCTTCTTAGATTGGAATCAAAAAATACGTAACACGGTAAAACATACGGATAAACTTGATAGACAAGAATTGATGATATGATTGGAAGAAGACACACATCAGATAACTATTATGTTGTTTATTGGTATGCTAACAACGCTGTTTATGGTGCATATTTTAGGAAAACCGCATATCATAAACCAGAGCGTGTGATCCGTACAATAAAAAACACGGATAGGTTTGACAAACAGATACAACAATGTCTTGATATTGAGTACATATAACTATGATTTATGCATTCAAAAGAAATCTTAGTAAGACCATCTGGATTTATAGGGTGGGTGAAGCATTATTCTACTTTTATTGGGGAGGAGCAGTTAATAAAAAAAGAAAGGAGGATATTAAGATGAACATATATAAAGGAAATTATGATAGTAGCGAACTCCTAATGGAAAGGTGTGAGATAACGATATGATAGTAAATTTTAATTCTCATAATTTTAATAAGATTATTTGGGTATATGATGGAGATGTTCATAGTTGGATGTTTGATGATATTTATGCGGGAAAACAATTAGTTAAAAAAGGAAATATTGAGGATAATTGGACGAAGATGGACAGTATCCACAACCTTTAAATATGAGGACACACATATGATAACATCAATTTATTATGGAAAATGTCTTATATTTAGGAGGGAGGACACAGTATCAATATTTCCTTTCGATGATAGAGTACCTCCTAAATTGATGAGAGAATTCGGATTACATGGTATTCATGCATTCAAATCTTGGACGATTGCTTGTGATGGGGAATGGAGGAAACTGGATGAAACTATTGGTGAGTAAAAGAAATGGAGAATATGGATCGTGGCAAAAACTGAAAGCGCCTGTAACGATATGGCGTTACGGTGATATGTTGTATGGGGGTGGTGTAGATTTCGGTATACATCTATATAGGACTTGTGAAAATAGTGCATTTGAACTTATAAGTGGTTCGAAGTGGTAATATGAAATTATTGGTTTATCGTATTGAAAATGATTTCGGTAGTTGTAAGAGGTTATTCGAACATGACGGTTTTGTAGTTATATGGATAAATGATAACGAGTTATATGGTGGTAATATCACTGAACCAGACGCTGAAAAATTGTGGGAACGTGAGATGGAGCATTATAGACTTGTATCGCCCGAAGACATAGGTAGTGGTATTAATGATAGCTATTGATAAAGGGCGCTGGGAATTGATTTTGTGGGTCAATAGCACGAAACTAAGAGGTGTTACATATTATACTGAACCGTCGTTAACTAAAGAAAGAATAATCGATGGGTATCTTGATAAACAGAAATATGATTTGGGATAATATGTATGAGATAGAGCAGATGTGTCACCCATATACGTTTGCAGCAATTGTATTCGAAGAAGGTGACATATATACGTGTGCATACAATTTGAATATGGCGGAAGACGTTCAGTATTTTTGGGAAGGGCGCTCGTTGTGTGAATGGGAACATATAGGTAACAACTTACCAGGATTCAAAATTAAAATTAGTATAAGTGCGGAGACGATAATTAATGATTAGTGTTTATGCAAGATATTCGACGATAGATGAAAGTATTGAGAAGGTTCCGGTAAAAATCATCATAGACGGAGATAAAATATGTTCGATGTTCCCTAGCGAACTGACATACCGAGAAGGTGTACACAAAGAAGAATTTGTGGATCCGTGATATTATGATGACGATTAAACCACGATACCATCTAATTATGGGTAATCCGTTGTATGAGGACCCCATACATATATGTGTTGATGGAACAGATATAATTGCGATCTTTGTACATCCGATGATGCAAGGAGAGATGGGACGTGAAGCAATAAACGTTACGAAGAATAAAAAAATATGCAATTGGTCAATAATTGATGGAGAGCTAAAAATATATTATGCATAAGGTGATATGATGAATAAGAAAGAAATAGCGGATAAATTTTATGAGATAGTTGAATTGATGGAGATATTGGATAAAAACCAATATAAGATAAGGGCGTATAGAAATGCAGCTAGGAATATAAGTAGCACTGATTGGGACATAAGGGAACTGTATGAGAAAGGTAATTTGAAAGAGATCCCAGGTGTTGGTGATAGTACTGCTTCAAAAATAGAACAAATAATTGAAAGCGGTACTTGCGAATATTTAGAAAATTTGAAGGAAGAGATACCGGATGGGCTTAAAGAAGTGAAGAAGGTACAAGGTATTGGTAAAAAAGCCGTCAAAAAATTATATGACGAGTTAGGTGTTGAGTCGTTAGATGATTTAGAAGAAGTCGCACAATCAGGTACAATCAGGAATTTAAGCGGGTTTGGTAAAAAGACTGAACAGAATATATTAGAAGGAATTGAATATTTACGTAAATTTTCAGACAGATATAGGTTAGATGATGCGTGGAATAATGCACATTCATTGGCCTCATTTTTATCTGAAAAGACGAATAAATTGGAAATTGTGGGCAGTCTACGAAGGCGCAAGGAAACAGTCGGTGACATAGATATATTGACAACAGGCGATAGCGATACGATTATGGAAGCCACTAAAAATTACGAGGATGTCATGAAGGTATTGGTAAGCGGTGACACCAAAACTTCCGTTATGTTGGATAACGGTCTACAAATAGATGTGAGGGTCATAGAGCCTGAGTGTTGGGGTGCAGCAATCCAATATTTTACAGGAAGCAAAGAACACAACATAAAGGTGAGGAAGAGAGCACAACAGTATGGTTGGACACTGAACGAATATAGGATGGCAGACATGGAAACCGATGAAAAGATTGCAGGTGAAAAGGAACGGGAAATATACGAAAAATTGGGATTCGAATATATACCACCTGAATTACGCGATGATAGAGGTGAACATGAAGCAGCACTCAACAATAACTTACCAGATTTGGTTAAAGAATCAGATATAATGGGTGATATTCATATACATAGCGATTATTCAGATGGAAACGTAGATATACCAGGGATTGTGAGTAAAGCAATAGAGTTAGATTATGAATATGTTGGTATAGCAGACCATCAAAGACCGTTAGGAGATATGGACGAGAACGACATAATAAATAGGAATATGCTCATAGATGATTTGAACGATAAACATGACATAAAGATATTGAAGGGTGTTGAAGTTGATATAATGAAAGACGGTGACATATATAAAGAGGATTGGTTGGACTACTATGATTATGTTATAGGCGCAGTCCATCAAAGCATAACAGATGAAAATATAGTTGAGAGGTTACATAATGCTTTCAGCACAAACTCTATAGATGTGTTGGCTCATCCAACTGGTAGAGTTATAGGTGAAAGAGAAGGAAATGAGGTATTACAACCAAAACATATAAATACATTCCATGAAGATTATGGAATTATATTTGAAATAAATAGTTTACCTCAACGCTTAGACTTGAACGATGAGATGATAATGGATACCGATGTTATGTATGAGATCGGGAGCGATGCACACGGAACAACTATGATGGATTTTGTTAGAAGATTTGGAGTAGGTATAGCTAGAAGAGGTTGGTTGGAACCATCCGACATTATAAATACAAGACCTGTGGTATATTAATGAGAAAATATAGGAAAATTGGGTCGGGACGGTATTTGATGAGAATTAGAGAATATATATTCTCTATTATGACATTTAATGATCGCATTCCCAGCGCAGTTATTGAACGAGACATCGATAATACTTACGAAAATAAGATTGTTGATGTTAGGAAATGCGATTATGATATGTTGAGGGAGATAGTAGGTGCTATCCCCGTAAACATTGGGAATACGGTATATGTGTGTGAGTCAATATTAGCAATGTGATACACCATACATATCCATTCCCAATATATTTAAATAGTATGAACAATATATATAAAATATAAGGTGAAAAAAATGGCAATAGATTTAGATGAAGATTTGGTCTATGTATTAGACGAGATGGAGATAGAGGACGAAAACGGTGAATCGGAGATTTGGTATGCAATATTGATACCAAGCGACAATGAAGTATATGCAACAAAAAGGAATAATGAACAAAGACAAATATTGATGTGTGAAGACGACGAGCCAGACTATACGTTCGAGGAACTGGAAGAAGGTAATGATAGAATTTCAGAAGCGATATTGGCGAGGTTGACCGCAGAGGTCCTATAGATGTGTCCGTGGTCGGACAATATGACGGGCATTGATGCCCTAAACGATATGTATATGCATCAAGGCATTGAAGGTGTACCAGAAGCACCGGATATGGAGTATTGGGCAATCAGGGAAACAGGTGATATAGTAGATCCGAAATCTGTTATTGATTCTGATAATCTAGATAATTTACCTAAGGAAGGAATTGATTATTGGGTAGACAAAAAAATAGAAGTGGCATACACGTCGCTTCTATTACCGGCCTTTTGTCCAGTGTTACTAATAGTTCCAGTATTTATGTTTATGGTGTATGTACCTATCATAAAGGCCATCGGATATTATAATTATGTTAAAGGAGAACCAAAATACGAGGTTAGAAAATATGAAGCAGAAGATTGAATGGGAATTTAAGCATGGGGAAGAAGATATGTTGGAAGTTTTCAACATAAGTGACGAAGATGAATTCGAGGAACTAAATCAAGAAATAGCCGAAATGACATCGAAGAATGTGAAAAAAAGTGAAGTATTGCAAAAAATAACAGAAATGGATATACCAATCCAACAAAAATGTTTGTTAGCTAGTACGGTAGGTGAAGAATGATGGAAAAAGAAGTAGAGGTGAATGAATTTAACCATAACGAGGAAGATATATTGGATGCTATTGGTGCAAATAAAAGACTGGTGAATGAATGTATAGGTAAAATAGCCAGGAGTGAAGGTAGGATATCGGAAACAGTTGAATATGCTATTGAGAAAGCAAATAGTGTGAACACAATAATAGGTGTTTGCTATGAATTATCTAGGATGACGGCGCAAACCCAGAAATTATTACAGATGGCAGAACAAATGGAAGAAAGAGCTAAAGAGGTAAAACAGGACGAACCGGACATGTTGTACGGATAGTCCACAATATTTAAATAGTTTGCGGTGGATTCGTTATCATGGAAAAACATATTAGGTCACTCCAATTTTTATTCGATACAACAAACATAGAGAAACTAGGAAATGTCAAACATAAACATGTGTATGACGTTGATGGAGAACTGGTTGTGATATTTGATGAAGGAGAATCTTACAAGGTCAAAATCATTAGAAGAAGCGACGGCAAGTTTCTGGGAAGCATGGACAAATCGTGATAAATTGGACATGAGTAAGAAGATGAAAATATTCAACTACTTACGAAAAAATCATGGTGTCAAGAAGGAGTGTCTAATAGAGTGGCTTATGGATGAGTTTGGTATAGAACGAAACACGGCATTAAATATGATAAATGCATTAATTAATCAGAATGTGATATTAGTAACTGAAGAGGAACCAAAGTATTGTTTTCCAGCAGGTGATTAAATGGTAAGAAAGGAAAAAGCAGACGTGGTTGTTACAAAAGCAACAAAAAATGAAATAGAGGGGCATATTAAGTTGAGAGCAAGGAAATTAGAGATACCGTTTGTAGCCCATACCAAAAATATGAGGGGTATTAAAGTCGAACTGGATTTACCGGAAAGACTTGAAGAATGGGATCAATCCAGAATTGTCAAAAAGAAAATTCAGAATGTATGTGGCAAAATAAACATTCCATACAGTGAAGTGTTCGAGGTGAAATGGTGATCAACAAAAAGGAGTATATGAAAAGAAAGGACGCATGTCCGTATGGTCCACATGGACACATCAACTGTGATGACGGTTGCGTGTTCCATGAGATAAAGGAGAATGCAGAAGACATGGATGCAACATGTAAGTGTACGTGTGAAGATTTAGCAGGAATAATACAATGTGGTGATGTGTGTGAATATAGAAAAGAAAGAACTATTAAGGTACCAAACGACAAAGGATATTTTCAAACTGGAAGCGAAAGCGGCGATCAATAGAGAGCCGTGGATAAGTGATACGGCGGTGAACACGATTAGACAAATCGCAGACATATATGTTAAGGACCTTATGCAGACTGCTGCAACATATACAGACATTGAAAATAAGAAAACTATAAAAAGTGAGCATGTATTGAAGGCTCTAATTACGAAAGAATCAAATACGTTAGGTGATTTATATGCCAGTATCGATTGAGAAAATGGAAAGAGAAGGTGAGAGTGTGAAATCAAGGGACGTACAGGGTAAAATATTGGAAATAGTCAAACTTAACGATGGTGATTGGATATCATCGAAGCAAATAGAAGAAGTAACTGGATTTCGCAGACAATCAATAAATCAAGCAATTAGGTCATTGGTTGATAAAAACGAAGTTGACCAAAAACAAGAAGGAGATTATAACATGAATTATATTAGGTGGAAATGATGAGTGTAAAAGACAAAGTAAAGACGTTTTTGAAAGAGAACGATGATAATGGATGGACAGCATCTGAGATCGCTGAAGCAATAGACGAAAACAAGACGACAGTACATAGTATTGTATTGGATTTAGTCGAACAAAATAAAGTTCAAAGGCAAAGATATGAAGGTCTTATATATAATAGGTGGATAACATGAAGAAAGAGAAGAAGCGACAGATGGCTGAAGATGGATGGTTGATAACGAGCAGAGGTGGAAGAGGATATCAATCCTATAAGAAGAATGAAGTGGCATATAGGGTTGGTGAAGACAGTTGTACGTTATATATTCCACAAAGAGCTCAAGCTTGGATGGGATTAGAACCAGGCGAGGACCATGTCAAAATATTAAGGAACGACGATCAAGATATGGTAGCACTTAAAATTGATGAATCAGGAATAAAATTTACTGAAAGCAAAACTGTAAGTGTTACAAGAGTCCGGGATTTGTTAGGTGAAGAGGATAGTAAATGTAAGTTAGAACATGATGAAACTTACGACATCTGGATCGTTGAAACAACAGACGAAACCCCATAAACCCTTTCCTTTATTTATTTATGAAAGTAATATATAATTTTACACGTATGTTTGAAATAGATTATGCTATAGTAATAACAGGCAATAAGATTTATCAATTACCAGGTGGTATATCTAACTACGTTAAAAATACTTTTTATGATGATGTGTGTTGGGACAATTTATTGATGAATGAAATGGAGGATTATGATGCGTACATTCAGAAGAGATAGGCCATTTTTATTTTGTGTAGTGTATTGTGAATATGGATTAAAGGTTATATTTGGTATAAGTTATGCACACCAATTCGTCCGAAATGAATTATCTGATGATGAAAATTGTGGTATATCATTATGATAATAATTAGAAGTTGGAAAATATTGAATATTAGTAAGACAATCGCAATAATTGATGGTGAATTAGAAATTATAAGCTATGATGAAATACAAAGGTTTAAAAACGGACAATGTTATTGGCATTTAACGATTTGACATGTATACTGTAAAAATTGAATATGTATTGATGGATGAAAGAGCATACATAGTAGTAGATGAAAAATCCATCAGGATTATATATGGATATGTTTTCACAATATCATATATCAACATGCAATATGGTACGCATTTTGGAGTGAGATTTGATGAAGTTTGAACCCCACCATATAAATATAACATTAAATATTATTAGGGAACATGATAATGTATATGTTGTACCCGCAGTAGGTAAGGATATGCTATGTGATTATGTGGATAACCAAAAAATGGTACTTGGTAGATGGTGCATCATATGATCGTATCATGGAATGATGAATTTCGTATGTTAATTATCAAAGATGGTGAAATATGTAAAACATACAGAGTTAAGCCTGTGGATGGTGAGTGGTGGTGGAAGGACTTGTGATAGAACTTTTATAAGGTATGTAGGATTGTAATAATCGAGGATGAAACAGCATCAAGAAACGAATCAACTAATATTAACTAACCATACATATCCATTCCCATAATATTTATATAGGATGAACAAGTTTATAATATATAAGAGGTAAAATTATGAAAGGGAACCATATTAAATGCCCTAATTGTGGTAGGATAATACATAAGAATGGTTATCCTAGACATAAGAACAGCATAAGGTGTGAAATAAGGAAGAAAAGAGAGGAATTAAAGAATAAGGGATATGAACCTTTTTCATCGACATTTTATGAGAAGGTACAAGAGTTAGGCGGGAAACCATTTATGGCACCATATAAAGTGCATGAAAATAGTGATGGTAGTAATGCAGTCGTTATGTGGTGGGCAAAAAAAGATATAGTGAACGAAGCAAAACAACAAAAATTCACAACACAATTCTATGATGATGATGGTGGTTACCATAGAAGAACAGATAGAAAATGTCCGATAATTAAAAAGAACGATCAATATGTTGCAATACAAATCTATTATTGGGATGATAATTATAATAAGAAGAATGAACCTAGATTATTTAAGGTGACTGAAGATATTGATTTAAGATGGAATAAAAAAGTTTATTGGGATGCATATCATAATATTATATTTACGTTAGATAAAAATAAAATAGGTGAACAAGTTAGTTTAAGTTTAACTCCCCCAGAATGGGAGAATGAAATAGTAGCTAGAGTTTTGTAGGTGTAAAAAATGGATGAAAAAATAGGAAAAATGGTCGAAGTAGACCACGACGAAATGAAGCAAATGGTGATACGAAAGTACGAAACCGGTGTCCCTATGTTTGTATGGGGAGCACCTGGTATTGGTAAAAGTGACGCTGTAAGGCAAGCTTCTGATGAAATAGCGAAGAATAAGGGCATGGAAGTATCTGAAAGGTTTGAGGACAAAGATAAGTTCAGGGTGATAGACCAGAGATTAGCACAGATGGATCCTGCTGACATAAAAGGTATACCAAGGATGGAAGGTGAAAGCACAAATTGGTCGAAGCCGGATTGGTTTCCAACTGAAGGATCAGGAGTCATCTTTTTCGATGAACTTAATTTAGCACCACCGGTTGTTCAGGCAGCAGCGTACCAAGTTATATTGGATAGAAGGTTAGGACAATACAGGCTTCCTGAAGGATTCAGTGTGGTAGCAGCAGGAAACAGAGCCGAAGATAGAGCAAATACGTTTGAGATGCCACAGCCACTTCTTAACAGATTTTCACATATGAAACTAAATCCACCGTCAGTACAAAAATGGACAAATTGGGCAGTAAATCATGACATCGATACAAGAGTAGTAACCTTCATAAATGACAGGAAGGAAATGTTGTTCAAATTTAATCCAGATGATAAAACGAAGGCATTTCCAACACCAAGATCGGTAGCAATGGTATCACAGGACATAAAGGGTATTGACACAGAAAACAGTCGACTTATAAAGAAGTTAGCAGCATCATCTTGTGGAAGTGGATGGGCATCAGAATTCGTATCATTCTTAAAACTACAAGAACAAGTAGACTTAGACAACATAATAAAGAATCCAGAAGATGCAGAATTACCGACAAGAGCAGACTTGTGTTATGCAGTATCATCTGGTATATCAGAATACCATTTGGGTAAAGACACACAGCAATCGTTGAAGGTAGCAGCAACAGTAGCAAACAGAATGCAGCCAGAATTCGGAACATTGTTACTTAGAATGATAAAACAAAGAACGGATGATTTTGCAAAGAAGATCAGAAAATTAGGTATCTGGAATGAAATAGCGAAAAAATATAGGAAATATTTATTGAATGATGGAAGATAA